ATTTTTTTTTTCACTTGCTGGAAATTCACTTTCTTTAGGACTGCTGATAGACTCTCCGCAGTATTCTGCGAGACGATCTGCCGGATTACGATACAAATTGATAATCTGACCTACTACCATTCGCAACTCTGCATCAGTAGGTTTGTGTTCCTTCGGGAAGTAATTAGTACGAAGAATATCTAAGACTTTTCGAGCTGTTGAACGATTGTTCTCAAGTTCAGATTTCTTACTCTCTTCTGCACTGTTAATAGTCTCATTACTGAGATTATAATCGGCAAATATCTTGTCGATATATTCAGTACCAAGATTACCAACAATAGCATTTAATGCTTTGTCTTCCGTCGGTTTCAATGTATTGTCGTCCTTCAGCTTATAGCGGAAGTTCTCTCCAATAAGAGCTTTTAGTGTACTTGCAATCTGTTCTTCAGACCAACCGGCTTTAGACATGTGTGTATGCAATATTGCATGAGCACTACACGGAGAGCCTGTTTGAGAAGTATACAGATATACTGCACGACCAAGACCTTGTAATAAGCTAACTGGTTTAATTCTTGTGAAGATCTCTTCTAGCCATTCAGCTGTAGTTCTGTCATCAAGAGCCAGTTTCTTATCAGCATTTTCTTCTTTAGTAATGCAATAAGTACGATACCATTCTACGATGTTAACGATGTTTTCTGCCATATTCTTTCCGTTTTTGATGATATGTTCTAAGGCAGAATTTACCATATCATCAGAAGTGATCTTATTTGGATCAAGCTCAACCTTTTCTTCTTTAGTAGAAGACGTACCTGCATCTTTAGAAAGTTCATCAGGTACTTCAGATTTTGTAAAATCGATAGACAACTGTTTATCGTTTCCAGGTAGAGCTTTAGCAGGAGCTAGTTTAATTCCTAGCATTTCTGCCATACTTTGTAGCGGCATAATCTGATTTGCATCAATCTGAAGTTCAAGTTCACCTTTTTCTCCACGATTAAACAAATCCTGACGAACATCCACGAGTGCTAACAGTGTCACGACATCAATGTTGCGATTAATGTCAGCATACATTTCTGGATAACGTTCGGCTAATTCTTTGTTATTTGCATAACGCTGTTGCATTACGAATGATAACATAGCTTTGCCGTCAAGAGATGAGGATGTAGACCCTATAGGAATTCCTACATTGTCAACTGCGTTTACTAAGGAAGTAGCACGTTTAATTGCAACTTCTGCAGGATCCTTCTTTACATCCTTAGATGCATCTTCAGGAATAATTGTAGGAATTTTTGGTTCCTTTTTCTTTGAAGGAGCTTTTTCCTCTTTCTTCTGCTCTTTCTGGGTGGCTTGAGGCTTTTCTTCCTTCTTAGTCTCTCCCTTCTTTGCAGAAGTTTCATTGGTTACTGTCTGTGCAGCTACTTGCTGAGTATTCTCAGCTTTCTTAGTCTCAGTTTTAACTTCAGGCTTATCATTACCGCCATTAGCAATTGTAGCCTTCTTCTCTTCCTTAGCTGCTTTCTTTGCAGCTTTCAAAGCAGCTTTTCTTTCTGCTTTAGTCATTTCTTTTTCCATAATTCTTGATAAATTGTTTGTTCCAAAAAGTTAATTAATATTTGTTTGTAATAAAAATAGAATGTTTTAAGAGGTTCAACTATCGTCCTCTATTGCTGGTGAATCCCTCCCATTAGTGGCTGTTGTACTAGTTAATGCGTCAAATGAATAAAGTTTTGCAATGTAACCTGCAACTACTGTAATAGTAGGATCTTCTACGATCAACTCTGTTGAGTTTTGCATGCATGCTACACTCTCATCATTTACGGTGTTAACTAGTTGAGTAAAAGTAGTTGCATTATCTACTTTAGTAGACTTTACAACTTCTTTACTCAACAAACCTACTAATAGACCAGCTATAATGGCAGAAATAAAACTCCACCAGATTTTAGTACTGCGAAATACTCGCGAAAGTACAAATGCTACTAATAGTAACACAATAATCCAAGCTGCTGTCATAATTAGTAAATCTTTTTTAGTTTAACAATTGTTTAAGTTTCTCTCTAGCCTTATTAAGAGTCGATTTTACCTGACTCTCTGTAAGACCAAGTTGCTCTGAAATCTCTTTGTAAGAGAGATTATCTTCAGTACGCAACTTTAATATATTCCTATACTTAAAGCGAAGTCTTGATAAAGCATCTTGTAGTTTCAAATTTGTTTCTTCAAAGATATAATTCTCTTCAGGTGAGTGGTCTGCAGAATCACTCAACTGGAAACTATTATCACTATCGTCAATCCAATAATTTGACTTCTCTTTTCTAGTACGACGAATATAGTCAATACTACTATTAATAGCTATTGTTTTTAACCACATCTCAAATGAAATGTTATTAACATAACTACTAATCTTAGAAAAAGCTTTTACAAAAGTAATAGATGTTAAATCATCCGCAACATCTCTATTATTTACTATTCGATATATAGTAATATAGATAGTTTGCTTATACTTTTCATAAAGCTTTGTAAAGGCAATTTGCTTGCCTTCTTTCGCCTGTTTGATCAGATCGAATAACTGTTGTTTTTCTTCATCTGTCATATCTACGGGCTTTATAGTGAATATGAGGCCGATCAAAGCCTCATATTCTTAAAATGGCAATTCTAGTTCATATCTACAATGCCAATCTTCCCAGCTTTTCTTGAACTGTTTATAGATATCCCATACACATTCCATAAAACTAATTTTCATTGTTCTAGAATAGATATTAGGTGATAACTTATTAATCATACCACACAATATTCTGATTCTTACCTTGATAGTGAAATCAGAGTCTTTTCCTATTCTTTGGAGTATATTCATATCAAGCCACGCTATGATAGGAATATCTCTGAATCTAGCTTTAGAATATAGTCTTATATGAGTTTTCCATTCATCATTCCAATTAAAACTGTTATAACTTTTACCCCAATGAGTATATACTCTATTGGTTAAACTATAAACGCCCATTACGCTTTAGTATTTTTTGTATCTGAAGTATTACTACGTTAATCTGTGATAATGACCACTCAGTTTTACTCATGATATAACTTTTAGTAGCCATTACTCCACGACCATTAATCTTAATATCTTCTAGATATCTTTCTGTGAATTCCTTTATCTCATCTTTAGAGATATTAGGCATCTTCGTACCACGTATCGTTTTACGATAAGGCGGTAGATTACATATTTCAGAATACTCGTATTCTAAGAATACAAATGCATCTGGATCTGCATAGATACTCTGAATTTCAATAGATTCCTCTTCGAGGATTGTAAACTTACCTCTTTGAATGAGGTCATTCATGTATAAAGCTGAAGTAATCCTAATACAAGGAGCTTCTCCAACACAATTAGCAAGTAGTTCAAAACTCTCGCCAATAATCCGGTATATACCAGGATGATTAAGTCTCATGGTTGTTAATTTGTTTTTTAAAGTTATCTACTATTCCAGCTATCTCTGACATTCTTAGATCTGGATACTTCTGAGCTACTTTGTTAATAGCCTCACTTTCAGTACGAGATTCATTAAGTAACTTAATGAATTCAGTTTGTTCGCTTTTTGAATCAAACCATGCAAAGTATCTTACGCGCATTGATATTCGATTTCTTTAATTTTGTTACCTAATTCTTTCCACTTATCAACATCAATGTCTGTTGCATCTATTAAGTGGATTATATCCGCTCTAGTATTAAACAGCCTTCTGATGTATGCCATACCTTCTTTGTAATGATATCTATTCTTATAAACATAAGGTACTACACTATGTAACCGATGAATTAATTCGGTTTTCATTTTCATTTCTGTTGAAGCCTTATCCCATGATTCAGGTAAGTTTTCTCTAATAAAATTCATTAATCCCATTTCAAATTAATTTATTGATTAAACTTAATTTTTTATACTTTAAGAATCATTCTGTTGTAATTCTTTATTGCACGAACTAAATTATCAAAATCTTTCTTAGAATCAAATACAGTAATAAACTTATAATGATTCTTATTTAAAAAGACAGGGCATAAATAAGGAACATAAAATGTTTTAAATATTCTACTTCCTTTTATAGACACAGCAATATCAATACTTATATCACTTGTCATAGGAACTACCCATGCAATATTGAATTCAGTATCTATATTATAAACTATTGCATAATGTGGCATTGATGCAATAACGGTCTTAATTACATCATACTTTTGCAATGGTATGTTTTCAGATACTTGCCCTAATAATTCAGATTCTAAATCTGGTACTACTTTAAGTTTTGTTTTTAAGGATAATGTGTTGCCTTCTCCTTTTGAGCTATCAATATAATCTCTAAAAGCTTGTAATACTTTCTCTGTTTTTTCATCCAGAGATAATTTATTTACTTTTGATACACAATTACCTAACTTTGCTAATAGCACTTGTTTATTATTGTTTTCTTCTGCCATAATTTTGATAATTAAATTTGTGGAATGTATGGGACTCGAACCCATAATGCCGATTGGATACAGCGCTATTTCTAAGTTAATAAACTACAGAATAGCGTAGTAGGGTCTCCCTACTATACTTCCCTGCTCCCTGCGCTTGCCTATTAACTGAACACCCCTATATTTGTAGTAAGTAGGAGACTCGAACTCCTTGTCTCTTGGTAAGACCCAAGGCTTCACTACCACGCAAAGCTTACTTACTCCTGCTTTCTACGACATTAGCTTAGCCGTTAGATTACTTACGCTACTAAGCGAGTGTAATCTGTTACATAACTTGTATTGCCAGTTATCTGCTTATTGACCTATTCTATTTCCTCTTTATCGCTGTCAAAACCATAATGCCCCCGGAATAGGACTCATACCTAATATTCGGGTAGTAAGGGTTTAATCCTACGGAACTTTCTTACTTTTGTTAGTGGAGCATGAGGGAGTCGAACCCTCGTCCAAACGACGATTCATAGACCTAACAGTCAATTTCTTAATATTTTAGTGGCAGGCGATTTTCACGCCATCCTTCTATTATATAGAATATCCTTTCAGATTAGCTACTTCTATATTCAGTTCAAAACAATATAGTACATTTTTTATATATTTAGATATCATCAATATATACAATTATACAATTGCAAATTCTGACTTGGACGATACCACTTAGTGACTGCGTAGGCGACCAAACCTACACAGTCTATGGTCTTGAGATGGTTAATCTCGGTTACTGATCTTGATAATACTAACGATATAAGATATAGAACATTCACAAACTCGTTCCTTAGTTCTATAAGATTCAAAGATTCACAAATATCTGTCTGACTTGATATCACGACTAAAGCGTTTCAGCATTATTACTAATGCGGGACAATCTTATTGTCGCGATCTCAGACTTATGATCAGTAGTTCATTGTAACACCACATAATTGATTCAAAGATTCCATATGTGACCTGTTAATTCAGGTCTGTGTGCGCTGGTATCCCCGGCAAAAGCCCAACCGCCTCTCACTAAGAGTATTGATTCAAAGATTCTAACTCTGGTGTCTCTTTTAATTTGAGAATTAATTTCTGTTTCCAGGAACTAATTCTCCGTATCTCCACTGCCAAGAATTCGGAAAGATTTCGTTCAACTCACGAAGAGATTCATCGATACTCTTTCCAATTTCAATCAAGTCTTTGTCAAACTGCTTCTTCATCTCACGAGCTTCTTTGTCCCATGCTGTTACAGGTTTCTTTCCGCTCTTGACATCTTCAGCGAGTTCTGATAAAGACTTCAGATAGCTTTTGATACGTTGGTTTGTACGATTAGAGCGACGAACTTGCAGTACCGCAGCCGATACAGTATATTCGCACTTCTGTACAACTTCAATAAGGTCATTAGTCAGTTTCTCCTTGCGACGTTCAGCAATCTTTTCGGCTGCTTTCGTTGCGATATCTTCCGTTACCTTACTTGAATTGGAGATAACCTCTTGGATATTTTCTCCATTAATATCCTCAGTTGTGAGGATGTTCATTTTTTCTTTTTCTGCCATTTTTGATTACAGTTTTAATGATTAAAAAAATATATTAATTAACTCTATGGAATTATTTCTATAAAGTCACAATCAGAAAAGTATCTATATCTAGCATATACTACAGCTTTAGCTATGTATTTAACTTTAACTTTAATACTTTTCCATTTATTCTTACTACACAGATGTAATGTGCTGTTTCTTTAGGCGCAGTTGTTCTTTCAGGCATGCCTACAACAGCGAACAGAATGTCTTTAGCTCCATTTGTTTTACGAACAAAAGCTAATACTTCTCTTTGTTTTTTAGCCATAATTTTGATGATTTTTAGTTATTATTTGCAGCTATAGCTGCTCTATATTTTCTATTAAGTCTTATCTTACGTTGACGGCAGCTTTCTCTTTCTCCTGCTTTTATCAATTTTCTGTTTTCATAAGCTTCTTTACGCTTTAATGAATTTTCAGAACATTTCATAAGAAAAATATGAATTCGTTGTTCTTCAGCTTTTAATTGCTTTTCTAATTTAGCAATTTCTTTTTCACAGTACTTTGTATCTATTATACTTAATAGTTCTGTAGATATAGCTGCTTTTAATAGTTTTATTCTTTTTGTTTTTGTCATATAACTTGATATTTAATGATTTAAATTTAAAAGAATTACTCTGCTTATTTGTACTTCTTATTCGCAGACAGCCCACGTCCTTCTCCTGACCTATTACTAGGTTGACCGTTGTATAGTCCATTGTACTCTTGCTTAGTAGCTTAGTAGTACTAAGCTTCCATTAGGGTTCTGGCTCTAAGTAATTCTTTGGTTGACTGAATCCACCATGTTACTAACAAATTAAAATTAGTAATATATAACAACTGGCAGAGACTCTGGCGGAATCTCTGTTGACATTTGTTCTAGTTCCATTCTGAGTTTACACTCATAAGAGCATTCGCTACAGGCAATTTTATTATCACGTGTAGGACATTGTTGTTCAATTATTTCCATGATTTAGTGCGACTATAAGGCTCCATTTTTTTATGTTTAGGCCTCTTTTTGAAGTCTTTCGGTTTTTCTTCCTTATCTGTCTTTGTCATATTAGTAGAGTTTACAGATACTATTGTGAACTATGTTAATATACTCTGGTAGACAGCCGTATTTATAGCTATTTAGCTGATTACGCCTATCAAGATATATTTTTTCATCTGTTATCTCTGCAATATACGGTACTGCAGGATGCTTACGTAGTTCATCTTTATTAATCAGATTAATAACAAATGCCTGTTTAAAGGTACTTTCCCCAAGTAATACTCTACTACCTACAATAGCTAATACCTTTTTACAGAAATCATCAATCATATCTGCTATTTTTACAGATTGATTAATTGTAGGATGATTTATACCTTCTATTTTAGTTAAAGTCTCTAATACTAATAACTTCTCTATATCAGAGTCAGTCATAGTAACAACTTTTACCTTTCTATCAGGTACTTCTATACCATTAGAGCGTGCACTAAACGTCTTAACTAATTTAGTACAGAGTGTATCCTGTCCACCATATTCAGGTAAATACTCTCCGTCAAATACGATAATAATTGCTTTCATTTTTTACTATTGATTAGTTATTTTAATGTATATTTCATATTCATCTAGTTTAGCTATCAAATTATCTGTAGATAATTTAGTATCTAATTCTAGATGAAGATTGTTTACAGTCACCCCATTTCTACCTTGATTAACTAATTCTTTAGCTTTAGATAGTGGAGTAATACCACAGAAACTTCTTACAGCTAATAGATTAGCTAAAAAGTGATCTGTTTTAAATGTGATTTCAGTCAAATACCGTTTTCCTTTCATTTTTTACATAATCTTAAATTGTTAGTTAATAATTATTGACGACGACCAAGATACTTTTGGATTTGTGTTTTAAGTCTAAGTATCAGACTTTTGCTAAACTCCTTTAGCCACTTTTGTTGTAAAACATGTTAATAAGATAAATAGTATTCACTTGTTTTCTCTTACCTAATATATTCTGACTCTCACTATAGTTTTAACTCATAAGCAGGAATAGCTGTCAAACTATCCTTATTGGAGTACATGATTTTAACGTCTGCACGATCACAAATGTAATCCAGTGTATTATTAGTTCCATAAGTTATCTTTTAATTCCTATCTGGATTAGAATTATATTCTACCTTATCGTTCTAAATCATACTTACATTTATTTACGCCCCACATGTTTGTCATTTTCTGAAGACTATACCTATCCTCACGGACTAGTATAGTTAACCTAATATTAACTTATTAGGAGGTTACGCTAATGAGAAATACTAATTGTATCTCTTTCTTCTCGTTTTTCATTTATAGAATCAATATATTGTTGCGATCGTGCACCACTTAGAACACTATTATAGCAGTTCTTGTTTGATTCATATATAGTAACTATGTCTTCTATAGACATACTTGTACCATGATTAATCAAAATGTCAGTTAGAACTACTTCTGGCATTGTAAGAAATACACTGTCAACATGTTGATTCCATTTCATTTGTTCCCTCATTTGTAGAGTTTCCTGTATTGTAGGAACATAATCCTCTGCAATATCAGTTTTTTGTAACTCAGTACTCTTTTCAGAGTCAAAAAGTCTTGGAATCTTCTCACGATTGTGATAGATTACAGTCGCTGCGACTGCTAAAATAGCAATAAACAGCAGTGCCCATATCCATACTTTATTAGATGACTTAGGCGTTTTCATTAGTTCATTTTCCATTTTTAGTCCTCCATTTCTTCTAAGTTATCGGCTATTTCAGCCATAGATTCAGTAACTGCAAATTTGTTAGACAAAATAACAGCAATAGTGTTATCATCGTCATCTACGTAAGCGTAGTCTAAGGAGTCTCTTGGCACTAAAAGTTCAGTACCGTCTACTGCAGAATGTAAAATAAAACTTTTCTTCATTTTTTGATAAATGTTTAATAGTTAATAATATGATTACTTACTGAACCAGTCAAATAACAGGTCAGTAAAGTTAGTTCTCAGATATTCTGCGTCATTACGTTCTTTTATCCGTAAATGAGTACCGATATCAACATCGGCATCGCCTACCTCATTATCAGAATCCAAGCAGAAAAAACCCGCATGAGTGTCATTATGCCAGTATCTGCCGTACCACACATACCAGTATCCGATACCTTTATGTAATTCATGCTGCCATGGTTTATTATCATTAGCAATGAAGTTTAGAGCTGCTATGATAGTAGTAAGTTGTTCATACGTATTCATATCTACATCCTTATACTGTCTAGGCTTACGACCAATACATTTACATGCATCTTTGTACGATTTGATATCTTCTCTTTGCATAATAAAAAGTTTTAAAAGTTATTTAATAATATCTCCAACAAAATATACATTAGTGTATAAATAATCTTTTACATACACTCTATTATTTTGATTAGTAACTGGATTTTTTAGTATAAATACGTAAGAATTACTAAAGTTTTCTACATATTTATCTACTAGTAGATACCTCTTATACTTCATTTGTAAATCTACAAAATTGTATATAGGATGTTCAGGGATACATCTTATAATAGTATAAGCTATTATAATAATAAGTATAATTACTAAAATATACTTACTAATTTTATTCATCACATTGCTCATAATATTTATTAATAAGGTAGATTAACTACAAACTGATGTCTATTTGATTTTTCCATAATATTCTAAATTATATAAATATTTATCAAAATCTGCATCTATTGTTGCCCAATATTTGAGACCTCTTTTTGATTTAGACCATGAAAAGAATTCACAAAAATAACTATACTTTTGTATTTCTCTATATACTGGTATACACCGTGATTGTCTAACTGTTTCATCTACAAAATTAGTTAGTAAGTTCCTTCTTAGAAGAAATTTAAGTAAATGTATATTCATATATACAATCACTTGATGTCTTTTAGATAATTCTTTCTTTTTCATACTATTATATATTATTGATTAATACTATTAAATAAAGGTATTAGTTTCATAGGCAAACAAACTGGATTTCTTTTTTAAACCTATTACTTACACACTCGCCACGTGAAGGCTACCTTATGAGTGCAACTAATATACCTATCTTCACAGATAAGTATATTAGCAATAACACACTAGTTATTTGGAATGAATTAAACTACTAAAAGTTACATTTGGCAAAACATAAATTTACATGAGTTTAAGGACGGTAGGAGCGCGTCGTCCTACTTGACACGTAAGTGAAAGCTCTTACGCCAGCTATTTCCTGATTTTAACGTCTGCACTAATACTCTTCTCTGTGTGTAGACTAATTAAGCCGATTGAAGAGATATAAGCCCCACAGGATTGTCAAGGATTCTCACCTTAAAGATACCTAGCTATGGGCCAGCTAGGTTTTTTGTGTTATACTACCCTTACTCGTTTCATACACTATAACACCTGCTTATGAACTGTCTTTGATGTATCTGCACTAATACTTAGTTTTCTCTATCCAATGACGATTACCTTTTCGCTAATATACTACTGTAATCATGTAGTATTCCCACGTATAGATAAAGAACTAGGATATAAGCCCCACAAAGTTGACACTGATTCTCACAGTATAGATGCAGTATTTCTACTGCATTAATAATTTTTAATTATAGTTACGTCTATACCAAAGTACCCTAATATATCCACAAGTTTCCTTGCTTCTTCAAGTTTAAGGTCTCTTGGTAAAGTGCTGTGTTTTCCTATACAGCTATCTATATAGTCTTTAGCTTCTTTGAGTCCAAAGCCATAATTCTTTTTTATTATTCTTATTGCTTCTAGTTTACTGTCTATAGTAACTTCTTCAGAAATATAGATTTTTACTTTTACTAAATCTGAAGTTTCTTCACAAGTAGATGATTCAATAATAATAGATAATATGCTATTGAACTGATCATAAGAACATACTTTAAATATAGCGTCTAATAGACTATTTGTAGATAACTTCTTATCTTCAAGAAGCTTATTTACTACGTATTGTTGGATACTTGTTGCCTCTTTCATAACTTGATATTATTTTTTTAGTTATTAATACAATAGAAAAAATAGAGTAAGTGCATTAATATAGTCAACTGCTACGTTATGCGGCTATAAGCTATGCTAAGAACTATGGGGATAATACCATTTCCTTTCTCTTACTCTATTAAAAATGCTAGCTAAACTCACTTGTTACAGCTGGAGTTTATGTAGCTGTCTACATAATTGTAGAGTTCTCGAATTCTACTTAAAGTAGTGAATAAACTCTGAGACTTCTTTTTCGTTATTCCTGCTCATAGAATAATATATCCGCTCTATTCTTATCACACCGATAGCGGACTCTGATGTGAAGCAGTTTTAAATAAAGTGTAGGTATCTTCACCATCTATACTCAACTTGTAATCGTTGAAGATTATAAAGACTTTCATTATTTCCCTATACCTACTTTCGGTTAGTTACTTCAAAGAGTTACACACATAGCGAACCTAACTATGCCTCTACCACGTGGATTAACTATTCACACTTTATTGTGTATATAAGGTGGAATAGCTTCTTTACTCTGTGTTCACCACTCTACTATGGATTATTCAGGCTTGTAACTGACTCTTGGCCACATTAAGAAGAGAATTATAATAGTATAGTCCTTAGCGTTACCTAAGTCTTTATAAGGGCATACCTAACTTATACTATTATAATTAAAACGCGGATTGTGTGCTTCACAGCACTAGAAGTTAATTTGCATTTCATAGAATAATTACTTTGCGAATAAATCTGTTTTTGAAGTTTCTTAGACTATTTCAAATACAATTTGTCCTTTACCATTATAACCAATAGTCATACACTTATCGTTATATACAAATGAACTTATTGTATCTGAAGCTATTTTATCACCGTTTGCTAGTATAAATACTATTGTTCCTCCATTGTTCTCAATCGCACTTATTGTAGTAACAACTTTTTTATTATAGTATTTTACTAGTACCTCTTTACCTAATAGAGGGTATAATACTTTAGTTATTTCCATAACACTAAATGTTAAAGATATGATAGCAAACAATGCTCGCTATTATCATAGCTATGGCTAATGCTGTGCATATCTTGAATTCGATGTCTTGATTGTTTGCTTTCATATATTGATTATTAAGTTAATAATTGCATTTTACACCTAAAACTTAGAATTTTACATTTAACTGTAATCTATTACATCCACCTGACAAGGATGGATAACTAAGAAACTGGTGTCCTCAATGACTTGGAAAGTTATTAAGTTTTTTATGTTTCTATCTTGATTATCTATTAGTTTGTTTAATAAACAAAAAATAGTACAGCTCGAAAGCTGTACTATTTAGTTGTTAGTAGGTTGGTGCTCCGCCAGGAACTTGTGTAAACTGTGGTGGTTGTTGTTGCGGCTGCTGCTGAGTTGGGTTGATAGGTTGAACTGTCTGTCCTCCTACTGTCTCTGGTTGCGGCTGCTGCTGTCCTACAGCTTGTGGCGTAGCGTCCTCTTTTACTGGGATGCAATAGGCTTGGAAAGCTCTTGCTCCAGCTTCATCTGGTGAACATCCTCTTACCCACTGCTTTTCGTTGAACTCGTCAAGATAATATTGACAGAATACTGCGAGTGTAGTAAACACGGTTGGCTGACCTTTCTTACCTACAAGCTCACCTGCACGAATTGCAGGTCTTGCTGCTCTTGTGGGTGTTGCTGGCTGTGCAGCATGGTCTGATAGGTGTTGCTTGTGGAACTTTTGTGCTGGAGTATAATTTACCCAACATCCTGTTATAATGCTTAATTCATCAGGAATAACAGCATCTTGTTGCGCAGTTCCACCATGCGCAATTGATAATAGAGGCTCATAAGCTTTTACCATTAAGGTGTTAAAACTTGTGAATGTCTGTGGGTCTTCCCATATACAAAGCATATTTTGTAGCTTTGCAATGAGATACTTAGTACCTGCATTTGCTTTGCCTTCTGGTACTACTGCGATTTTTGGTTCTACGATTCTGTAACGTGCCATGACATGATACAACTAACCTATACGTTGTGAGGTTTTTTGGTGATTTGTTAAATATAGCTATATATTACTTGGTGAGGTAATACATGGGAAAATGGGAGAGAACAAACTTGAACAACGGATGATACTACTACGTAAACATCTTCTTCAAACACGGTTAAAACCGATACATATTGCTCTCCCAATGATTGGCAGCTGTGGCTGAATTGCTTCCTGTGCGCAGCCTGTGTAGGTACCAGGTACTGAATGCTGAGTACATAGTACTCAATACTCAATACCTGTCCTTATTTGTTGTTGCCGTTGGGTGTCAGTAGAGTGTGAATTGTAGGTTGTCAATTTCTACATTGTAAACTTACTTCTTCTTCTCCGTTCTGTGTTACTGCTTTGACGGTTCTGTATTCACATACATGTTGATATACATTCAACGTTGCTCCTTTTACAAGACAGTCTATCATGTAGCATAATTCTCGTATCTTGGTAGCTGTTGTACGATAATTAGTTCTATGAATGTTGTTATTATCCATAGTTAGTTCTACCATATAATCTAGTTCTGGCTCTGTTACATCACCTACTGGTACGCAATACTTACTTAGTATCATATTACCTTTTTCGTATGGGCTTTCACCTTTAAGATAAATAAACTTGTTGTCGTTGTCTAAGTAACCTAAACCGAATACTTTAATAGTATCACATACCACAGGTATACCATTATTGCATACTATATCACCAGCTTTTATCTCATGTCTGGTTGTTGTTGCTGGATGGTCATATAGGTGTTTTTTGTAGAAACTGAAACCAGGTTTATAATAATCCCATCTACCATGTACATAACGTAGTTCATCGGGTAATGGTAGTGGTTCCTTACTTTGCATATTATCATACTCATACTTTTCAAAGGCTTTTACCAATAAGTCGTTGTGCATGACTATGTTTATTAGGTCTTCCCACACTATTTCTGTATTACTTAATGTAAAATACATGTACTTGTGATTACGTTTATCACATCTAATAGCATACTTAATTACTTCATACTTTGCCATAATTCTTTGATTTTAATTGTTTATATTGATTATCAATTATATCCAGGTGAGCCTGAATTGTTAGTCTGTAATAAAGGACTAGGAGTACACGACTCCCAGTCCTAACCATTTAAAGTGGTTAATGTTTACGTATGATACGTATTATCCAATATATCAGTAGTAACACTAATCCAAGGACTAATGAGAAACCACCAATAACAATTAGATTACCAAACAATGCATGACTGTCATAAGTCAAGATTGTTTCTATTACTGGAAATACGTAAGCAACTAGTGCTTGAACGTAACCAAACACAAGAAGGCATATGCCTCCCACTGTGAGCTTGATACTCACTTCTTTAAGCTTAGTTAACATAACTTAAATGAATTAAATGGTTAATAAATATGCGCGTTGAACAGTCGCGCCCCTGCTGTAATTTACAAATACTTTTGCAATTCAGCTAACCATTCAGGATTCTTAAAGTTAGCTTCCATCTCTTGCGTCTTTTGTTTAAGCTCTTTAATAGACTTTGCCTCTATTAATTGAGATGCAGGGCAAGGTGTTTCTGCATATTTGTATAATGCATCATTAAACCTGCGAGTAATAAAAGTGCCAGTAAGTACATAATCCATTCCATCTGGTTTGACAGTATAAAAATCCGACCAATGATAGAAAAACATAACTGCATATACAGCGTTACATTTATTAGTGTGTTCCATAATTAATAAGTTAAAAGTTCAATAAATGATAAGGGAGCTTGAATTGCTCCCTTTGATTAAATTAGTAAAAGTAAGCGAGCTTTCTGGTACTTGCGTACTCGCTTGTGGTGCTGCGCACAACGCCTGTCGATTTTTGTCACACGCAAAACACGTGAGGCTCTACAGCTTAGCCTGGGGGACTTCCCGCAATGAATGACAGCTGGGGGTGAATTGGGATGGTGTTCCACGCATTCACAAATCCTCTCAAAAAAATTATTTTATATATTTTTTGTTAAATAATGTTAAATTATGTGTGTTAATTAGCTATAATTGTTGTTAATAATTGTTAAAGGTTTAGCAACTAACAGATAGTTATATACGTTTATAAGGGGGAGTAAGAGGGGGTTGAAGTAGTAAAGTAAACATAGTATAGTAGTTATTAACTACTCTTACTCTAGATAATACTTACACATTATATGAAAGAATATACACAAGAACAGCTTCTAAGTAGAAGATATAGTGGTAAAGATATGTATACATTGGATACTCCTTATAAAGGTATAGTATATGACAAAGAACTAAAGAGCTTCGTAGAAATAGTATGGAGTGACTATTATGCTGACTTTATCTTTAACAGATTAGTAAATTCTAAAGAGGCAGAGAAATTAGGACTATGAAAATAAGGAAAAGGTAAACAAATAATTTAGATTAATATGAATAAAAATGTAATTAGACCAATAGCTTACTCAGGTAAGTATATAGATGTTAAAGGTAAAGACTATTTTTTAGCACCAGAAGTATCTCCAGGTGGTTGTCAGGGTTGTGATTTACTTGGGAAAGGTGAATGTACTAAAGCACTTACTGATTACTGTAGACAAGGTTATATACTCAAGAAAGTTAATAGATGAAATGGGTTGAGGTAAAGTATATTGATTGGGAAGTACTACTTAATAATGCTACATACTCTGAAAAATACGCAAGTAATCAGTTCAATATGTCTATTGATCCAGAAGATTACACTTGGGAGGTCATTATATGATAGGGGAACTAAGTAAAGAAACCACCTTTGAAGCAATGCATGACTTGTATGATAAGTCAACGCGAATACCTGGGAATTTTGCAGGTGGTTGGTGGTATCTAATGGAAAATAATGGGTATTACTACATATGGGATCCTCCGTCACAAGATAATGAAGGTAATGGTAGTGTAATCGTAGTATTTACTATAGACGATGCGAATATAGTAGAAAGAAACTATAACGTAGTACTGCCTAAGGAATTATACGAATATCATAGTAAAAAGAAAGAACATAGTCATGACATTATACGATCCAGAAATAGCAGAGATAGTAAAGAAGGGGATACCAGTAGAGATTGAAGGTAAACAGTACACAGTATGGTCTCATAGAAGTGGTAGTTGTGATGGTTGCGCATTTGAAAGAATATCTAAGTGCCCTACTATGGCTAGGAGATACTGCAACTCTAATGGTGGAAACATACTAAAGTTAGTAGATAATGGAAATAGAGTATAAAGAAATAGAAAATTGCTTACCATACATGGATAGAGATAAACTATATGAAGAACGTGATAGTATTATGGCAGAACAACGTAAGCTGAGTTCTAGAATAAAGGTATTGGATAGAGCGCTAAGGGCTACTACTGATGAGTTAGCAGATCTTTACTTAACTCCTAATATTGTAGTAGCTACTAAAACTACGATTAATGGAATTGTTCATATAATATTCCACAACGAAGATGTATATTTAATAGAAGGTAGAAATAATTGGACAGGGCCACTTAGCATAAAAGCTAAAGTATCATATCAAGATTATGTGAAATTAGAGCAACATAAATTAGATTTAGACGTTATAGAAGGAAACTAAGTTAAAAGAATATGGAAGATAAAGTACTAGAAACAGTCATTAATGGACTAGAATACAATATGTTAAAGGATGTTTGGATTAAACCTTTAGAACCAATTAAGGTTACTAAAGAGTTTACAGAACAGATTCCTACTGGTGTTGTAGATGAAGATGGTTATAATGAATACGAAACTAAGACAGAAACTAAGGAAGTAGAATCTGACTTTGCAAAAGGAGTAGTATTACAGTTGCCTGCATCTATGACTGACCAAGAGTTTAAAGTAGGTGATATAGTTGTATACAATAAGAGATTTGCAAAAGACTTTGATTTGTTTAAGGACAGTCAATTAGTTAAGGCATATGACATCATTGCTATTTGCAAATAATGTTGATAAAGTAAGAGAAAGAAGGCTCAGCTTAGGCTGGGCTTTCTTTTTATATGTTAACTAATTGTTAACAAAAGTTAAAAGCTATTAACAATAGTATAATATAGGCGTTTAAAGGGTATGTTAACAGATATATGTGTATTTGTAGGCGGTATATTCCTAATGTGGTTTGCTGCCTGCAAATTAGACAAATTTAATAAATAAAATTATGAAATATAAAGTAATTAAAGAGTTTGGTTGTGCAAAGAAAGGTGATATTCTTACTAATAGTGTAGAAGATCCCGAAGTGTTTACTCTAGAAGTAGAAGAAGATAATACTTATCGTTATATGAGTATTAGCGATGATATCGCAGACTGCTACTGTGAAGATGAGTATCTACTTGCTATTGATGAGTTATCTGATGCACAAGTAATTAATAATACTTTAGCATTCATTGGTAAGTTAAACAAACAGTACGAAGAAGATTATAGAACAGCTGAAGAGAAGGCAGATAAAGGTGAGATTCCCCCAGCAATGTTTGTAGAAGCTAGGACTGTTTACTTTAACCTTACAAAAGTATTGAATGAAGTTAAGAAACGATTAATGAATAAGGATAATGAATAAATTGGTTAAGACTGTGTCTAAAACCGATTTGTATAAAGAATTCCTCAAGTCACTTAATGGTATACTTGATCTTACTGATAGGGAGTTAGAATTATTGGCAACATTTATAGATATAGATATTAATACGCCAAAGCTCCCTAATATCAGTAAGAATGTAATAAGTACAGAGAATAGGAAATACATTAGAAAGATTCTAGGTATTACTCCTGATAACCTCAGCAGATATATTACTAAGTTTAAGAATCAAGGTATACTTGTAAAAGGTAGAGTAGAAGATGAAGTGATGGTGAGTAAAGCTTTAGTACCAGAGATAATCGGTGATAGAGTACAAGTAACAATAGTATTAAGAATAAGTAAAGATGAAAGCGGTAGCAATGATGATTGAAGCAGGTTCAGTAATAGCATGGAAAAAGTATAGCCTACTTAAGGAAGTATGGGCTTGGCTTAGACGTAAAGAGCTACCCTATAATAGGTTTACTATAATACCAGGTAGGACTGAACTGATATTGATAAATGATACAGGAATTAACTTTAATGCAGCAATATACGAACCTATACGTAAGTATAGTAAAGTAGAGAGCAATAAACTTAATATACTGTGCAAAGACAGTGGTTATAATAATGAAGATTGGGTAGATACTGCCAATATAATAAACCTAGTTAGACCTAATACATTTGCAGGACCTACTACTTTAAATACATGTAGGTATTACAAAAAGGTAGAACTTTATGAGAAATTAGACGAGTATATATACTAAGTTAAGTAATAAATACAACTTACCAAGACAAATAATAGAAGTTATATGCAATAGCCCGTTTAGGTTTACTAATGAAGCTATAACTAATATGAATAGTAAACCCATTAGATTTACTTATCTGGGGAAGATTAAACTTAAGAAGAGATATGAAAAAACCAATGATTGAACTTCATGACCCTATTATATATCCTAGGAAATTATGGGTAGCAGATAAGATAGAAGGCCTGGATAAAGTATTTGCGTTTATGAAGATTTCAGATCCTTATATAGAGAATGAGTCAGCATATGATAAGATGTTAAGTGATGCAGAATATACTAATAGTGGCATGCTTACTTGTCCTGTAATGCGTATATCTGATGGTCTATATGGAGTATTAGTAATAGCTCTAGATTTAGATAGTATAACTTCAGATATGATTCCACATGAATCAGTACATGTAGCAGATTATATATTCAGTCAGTTAGGTATATTATCTCAAGACTTTACAGAAGGGAATGAAGCATATGCGTACTTAGTAGGTTGGGCGGCAGGATGTATCAGCAGTAGCGTTACTAAATTTAAATCATTATTATGATTTACTTAAAAAAATAAATAATATGACAATAGAAGAAAGCCGAGTGATGTGGCAATTAGAGAGAAGTAATATCAATAAAGAGCACCTTACTAAGGCAATGAAGGAACTCTATGATAGAGTAGATGTACTGATACAGAATGGAGAATTATTGTATGAAACCTTTGCAAATGATATGATAGATGCAATTACTACTGTGATAGTAAAGAATGGTAAAGAAGGCGTAGAACAGGATAGAATAGAACAGGTAGATGCTATTTGTAATGAACTATTAAATAAATATGAAGAACTTGACAAAGGAGAGTCTGTAGAAGGAGATTTAGGAGTATCAGTAGATAGTACAGAAGTACAAGACGAATTAGGATTATGTGAATCCGCAAGTACCTCAGAAGCTTGCTGAGAGCATATTAAAGAGACTAATTAAAGAAAATTATTTAGGTTATATAATAGATTGAATTATGGTAAAGTATGCAACAACAAAGCTAAATAGCGATGTAATTAAAGTAAATTTCGAGGAACAAACAGTAACAAGAGAAAGCTTTAACGGTAACATCGATTGTATCTATGTGATACACGAAGATGGAGAATGGGTAGTAGATAATGACAAACTGTTTGATGTTAAGAAAGGAGATGTAATAATTAAAATGTATTCTTCTTCAGAAATATGGAAAGACAGAGAATATATTAAATTAAATTCTCCTGAATTAATAGATTACTATGAAAGATTAAAAGCATTCAGAGAATCTAGTATTAGCAACAAACCTAGTGAATGTTGCAACAAATGCAATTGCATTTGTGAATCTGCAAGTATAGAAGCATAATATGGAAAAGATACTAATAACTAAATATGGCGATTGTATTGTATACGATACTGATAAGAACGCTATAGCAAGAACATATGACGGATATTGCACCGAACGCTCTTTAATAATAGTACGTACAGACGGACAGGTTATTACTAATAACAAAGTGATAGATGTCAAAGCAGGAGATATGGTAATACCATAGCCTTTTTATAGTAAAAAAGAAGAAGACCATATCTGTGACGTAGTAGTAGTACATGATCCTGTTGCAGCATATGATCTTAATGAGATTGAGAAGCTGAAAGAAGAACATAGTAAATCTAATAAATGAATTTAGTCGATATAGTAGGAGGAAAGGTTGTAATACATCCTGACTTATACTTTATACCTGCTTTCAAAAGGCTTTATAATCAAGATACTTCAGAAGATAAGATGCATCAAGAACTTGTTATTACTTATATAGTGCTTATGCATAAGTGGAATAGTCCATACAAAAAAAGTATGGACATCTCCACTAGAGAAGTAAGGTTAAAGGAGCAAGTGTTTGATAATGTAGATTATGAGCTTACTGAAGATGAGAAGCTGGCAGAACAAGAATATATAGAGTTTCAAAATACCAGAATACTGAAGATGTTAGATGCTCAAATGAATAAGTTAGACTCAGTTACTAAATGGTATGAGGACTCCTTAGATGATTGCTTAGATGAGAAGAAGATTAAGGACTTACTTGCAGGAATGGGGTCTACAGCTAACACTATTAAGAGTATAGAGACATTGAAATCTATGGTTCAAGCTGAAGAAGTATCAATGGGTAAAGTTAAGGGTGATGCTAAGGTAAATCCGTATGAGTTGGCAGGATAATACAGCAAAATACAACCTAAATAAAACAATACGTTAATAATATTAAAATAACTTAAAATGAAGAAGATGAGTTTTACAGTAGATTTGACAAAGAATCAAGATGAGATTTGGAAACAGATTAATAAGATAGACGAGAAGTTAAGACCTAAGAAATCTTGGTTGAAGAGAATCATTTCATGGTTCTAAATACCATCAGTAGGACCTTACGTGGTGGGTCTTAAAAGAAACCACGTATATGGGAGAGTGGCGGAATAGGTATACGGCAGTAGATTGACGGAAGCACCCTGAAGTCGTCGTTAATAAAGCTCTTGGGTTTGAAGGTTCGAGTCCTTCCTCTCCCTCTTAATATTGCCCTATGGTGTAATGGTTAGCACAGGAGGCTCTAACCCTCTTAGTCTGCGTTCGAGTCGTAGTGGGGCTACCAATAAAGGTAAGTTTGCAGTAGCTGTGGGTAGTATCCGAACTTCTGAAATATGATAAGAATGACCCTCTACTTACCTTTAACTTATTTATTAGAAAGGTCAATTCACGGTTTGGGTAATGTGTGAGATAGCTGAGGCGTTGGCATTTTATCTCACAAACCTTTCTACGATAGTGAAGTTGCAGGCCGGCACAACGTAACCTCCTAAGTCACTAGCTATGTAAGGAAGCTCATAGTTAACACAGCTCATGATGGACCTAACCGTAAGTAGGCAAGTTTAACAGAGTTCTTGGACAAACTGTAGAAAATAATTTAAAGGGGCGCGTTTCACAACGAACCCCTTTAAAAATTTAAGACTATGGAATTAAATATACCCCTTACTAAAGAAGAAACAACCACATTAAAAGCTAGAGGTAAGAATGTAACTTTCTTTATGCAGGACGAACTTGATGAGTATCCGATTAATCTAACTACATGGAATACTGCAGGTGTAGAATCGAAGAGTGGTATTATTCCTCAACTTGACATAGCTAATAGCATTATATATAGTAAGATAACAGAAAAAACTATAAAAGAGGCCTTAATCAGCCTCGAAAGAATAAAGAAAAAGAATGGTAGATTTCAATAAAAAGATTAAATCATCTAATAAGTTTAGATAGCCAGCATTGAGATTTCTCGAAGTTGGCTCTTATTGTTAGTACCCAGAATCTACTTCAGAGTATTTCAAATACTGGGACGAATAGTTAGATAGATGTAAGTATGGTTATACAGCTGATGATGGTGATTTCATTAGTGGGTATAACTATTTTTATTTAAACTTCTGTCCTATTCAACGAATTATATATACTACCATAACTAATCCAGATGGAACTACTAAAGTAAAGAAGACACGTGAATTGTAGTTCCCAGATTTCTATGATTATGACTATTACTTCTTTCTAGCAGTAGAAGATGCAGAAGGTTTAGGTAAACATTTATGCGCATTAAAAAGTAGACGTAAAGGTTACTCTTATAAGAATGCAGCAATGGCTTGCAGAAACTATTACTTATTTCCCGGTAGTAAGACATATATATACGCAAGCAATAAGCAATACCTGACAGAGGATGGTATTCTTACTAAAGCTTGGGATTATATGGACTTTATAGATAAGAATACTGCGTGGGGTAAGAAAAGATCTGTTAATACTTAGATGCGTAAACGTGCAGGTTTCTTTACTAAAGATGAATATGGTAATGAGGTGGAATTAGGTTTCAAATCAGAGATTATTGGTGTTACTCTAAAAGATAATCCTGACGTAGTACGCGGTAAAGCAGGTAAACTTATTATATTTGAAGAGGCTGGTTCATTTTCTGAACTAGGTGCTGCATGGCAGATTGCTAGACCTTCTGTAGAACAAGACGGTGTAGCGTTTGGTACAATGATTGCTTTTGGTACTGGCGGAGATGAAGATAGCCACTTTGAGACTCTTAAAGATATGTTCTATAATCCAGATGGTTATAACTGTCTAGGATTTGATAACATATGGGACGAAACTCCATCAGATAAGCAATGTGGATTCTTTATACCACAGTATACTAATATGGACTTCCGTGATGAGAATGGCAACAGAATCTACATGGATAAAGATGGTAATACTCTGTATAAGAAGTCTGTAGAGTACATATTATCTGAACGTAGAAAAGTAGTAGAAAATGCTACTAACTCTGTAGCAGTAGATAGATATGTAGCAGAACACTGCATAACCCCATAGGAAGCATGTTTGGAGTTTGGCGGTAATATATTTCCTAAGAAAGAACTACAAGAACAGTTAGCTAAGATACGTACTAATAAGAGTCTTAGTAATGTAAAATAGGTCGGAGATCTAGTGTGGGAGCCAGATGGTACACTTAAATGGGTTATTAAGAAACATGGCGATGTAACACATTATCCTTTAAAGAAGGATGATGATCCAACTGGTGCTATAGTGATATGGGAACACCCTATGAAGGATGCTCCTATAGGATTATATATATTAGGAGTAGACCCTTATGACCACGATCAATCAGGTACTAATTCGTTAGGTTCTACATTTGTTTATAAGAGATTTTAGAATTTTGAAAACTACTACGATATTATTGTTGCAGAATATACAGGAAGGCCTTAGACAGCTGAAGAGTACTATGAAAATCTTCGCAAATTAGCTGTGTACTATAACGGGCGTATCATGTATGAAAACGAACGAAAAGGTCTTTTTCCTTACTTTACTGCTAAGCATTGTGACTATTTGTTGGCTGATCAACCCGATATTATTTCCGATGTTGTTGGAAACTCCAAAGTTCAAAGAAAGAAAGGTTGTCACATGAACAAATAGATTAAGCAATGGGGAGAAGGCTTAATTAAAGACTGGCTTAACGAGGAACAATCACCAGGTAAGAAGAACCTGCACAACATACTATCAGAGCCGCTATTAGAAGAGCTTATCAGTTATAATGATACAGCAAACTTCGATAGAGTCATGGCGTTGATGCAGGTAATGATATATAGAGAACAGCTATATAATGTTAAAGTAAAAGAGAAAAAGAACGAAAATAGGAATCGAGTATTGTTTGACGGTCCTATTTTTACTCAAGATTGGTTTCATGACGATGAAATCGATAATAATATAGAAGCATATATGTTTTAATTATGAATAATATCAATCAGTTTCCGATATAGAAACTTCCTATGTCTAAGAAGACAAAAGCTTGGTAGGAAGCCTGTGTAGACTATATTATAGGACACAGTTAGGGAGGATCTAGAAATAGCAATACTAGGACACGTAAGGAAGAAATGTAGACTTACTATGATCTTTACAATAGTATATATAATGAGAAAGATCTAAAGTATGTTACAAATCCTTTTAAATAGTAGGATGGATTCCCAGCTATGGCTTAGGATTATAATATAATCAAGCCAAAGATAGACTTACTATTAGGAGAGGAAACTAAAAGGCCATTTAACTTCCGAGTTACACGTACTAGTGATATTGCTACTAGTGAGATGCAAGATAAAGCTAAATAGATGTTAATAGACTATATTCAGGCTACTATTATGAGTAAGCTAGGGCCTGAAGAGTAGCAAAGATATCAGCAAGCTTTAGAGTCTGGAGAGATTATGACTCCAGAATAGATATAGAAATACATGAGTAAAGACTATAAGGATATAGCAGAGATAACAGCATATCATAGTCTTAATTATTTAAAGAATAAACTTAATATTACTCATGAATTCTTTAAAGGGTGGAAAGACGCTTTAATAGGTGGAGAAGAGATATACTATGTAGGAGTATTAAACGGACAACCATGTATGCAACGCATCAACCCTTTATACTTTGATTATGACACTGAAACATCAGATATAGAGTTTATTCACGAGGCACAATGGTGCTGTTATGAGATGATTATGTCTGCAACTGAGATATATGATAGGTTGTATGATAAAATGTCTGAGAAGCAGTTAAATGAGCTCCTAGAGCTAATGGAAGATGGTGTCAAAGGAGGTATAAATCCAGAACTTAGAAAGACATCATTAGACTATGCTCATATCAAATTACACAACATAAACGGATTCACTTCTAATCCATTTGACGGTTCGGACAATATTAGATTGTGGCATTGTTGTTGGAAGTCATTTAAGAAGATTGGATTTGTAACTGTAATTGATCCTGAAACTGGTATGCCAGAAGAATATGAAGTTGATGAAACTTATAAAGAAACTGGTATGGAGTTGAATGTAGAGTGGAAATGGATAATTGAAGTATGGGAAGGGTATAGATACGGTGAAGACGGTTATGTAGGAATATAGCCTGTAGACTATCAATATGTATCTGCAGATAATCCTAACGCTCAAAGATTACCATATACTGGAGTAATATATAATAATACTAATAGTAGACCTAGGAGTCTAGTTAGTATGATGAAACCTTTACAGTATATGTACATAGTACTTTGGTATAGATTGGAGTTAGCTATGTCTAGAGATAAAGGTAAAGTAGTAAATATGGATATTACTCAGATACCTAAGTCTATGAACATAGATGTATCTAAATGGATGCATTACTTATCTGCTCTTGGCGTTAACTTTATCAACCCATATGAAGAGGGTTGGGACATACCTGGTAGAGAAGGTGGTAAACCATCATAGTTCAACTAGATTACGGCATTAGACCTTTCTATGGCTAATACTATTGATCAATACATCAATTTGATGGATAAGATTGAAAGTATGCTGTCTGAAATATCTGGAGTAAGTAAACAGCGTGAGGGAGCTATAGCATCTAATGAATTAGTAGGTAATGTAGAAAGATCTGTAGTATAGTCTGCTCATATTACTGAACCTTGGTTTTGGGTGCATAACCAAGTGAAGAAGGAAGCTATCGCAATGTTGCTCAACACAGCTAAGTACGTATGGAAAGATAATAAGACAGAGTTACATTACATACTAGATGACGCTACTAGAGCTTTCATTACTTTATCTGAAGATTTCTTCTATGAGGACTATGATATATTTGTAGAAGACACTACTAAAAATCAACAACAGATAGAAGCCCTTAGAAATCTTATGCAGCCTGCTATGCAAAATGGAGCTAGCTTACTTGATATTGCTGAGATTATTACTATGGATAATGTTACTATGATCAAGGGTAAACTTGAAGAAATAGAGCAGAAACGTATGGAACAGCAACAAGCTATGGAAGAAGCTCAAGCGCAACGTGAACAGCAAATGATCCAAATGCAGAATGAAGTTAAGGAAGAAGAACTTATGATTAAGGAAGCTGAGATGGATCTTGAGAAGTATAAGATAGATTCTGATAATGCTACTAAGATCACTGTAGCTCAACTCAATGCTTATAGGGGTGTAGAGGATATGGACTAGGATAATAATGGAATACCTGATCCTATAGAGATAGCAAATCAAGCCTTAGCTGAAAGAAAACAAGCATCTGATGAAGCTTCTAAACAATTTGAATTCAATACTAAACTTCGTGAATAGAAAATGAAGAAGGAGATTGAAGACAAGAAGATTGAGTTAGAGAAATAGAAATTAGAAGCTTAGAAGCAATTATAGAAGCAGAAAGACGACGCAGCTTTGGAAAGAGAGAAACTGAAAGCAAGAACAGCATTAAAGAATAAAGTAGCAGGAGAAAAGTAATATGAAGGTAATATAGAATAAATGGATACCTTTTAAAGGTTATAAGTATATAAACTTGTTTGGTTTGATCTTTACTAGAGATGCTTCTAAAATAAGTGCTAAATCTTATAATCATGAGTATATACATCTGAAACAAATGCAAGAGATGTTATGGTTACCATTTTATTTATGGTATGGAATAGAATACTGTATTATTAGATTGGTGAGATTATTCGATAAACAAAACACAGTATATCATGATGTAAGTTTTGAAGAAGAAGCTTATAATAATCAAAATGATTATACGTATACAGATACTAGAAAACACTATTCTTGGTTGAAGTATATAAAAATTAAAAGTAATAAGGAGGATTAATTATGGCATGCAAAGGCGGAAAGAAAAGACCACCTAAGAAATAATAAAGGTTATGGATAAGAAAGCATTTAAATAGAGAATGCAGAGTCTAAAGGCTTACCGGGAGTCAAATCCTGGTAAGACCTATTTAGATTGGAAAGTATCAGCATTTGCAGAAGGTGGCGAAGTACCACCTACTAATAGAACTGAACCTATTGAACGTATACCTTATAAAGGAAAGTTGTATACTGATAAATATGGTTAGAAATATACTGAAGAATAGTATAACGACTATATTAATAATTCTACAGATGAAATAAGTAAATTTGATGGTAGACCTTTAGTTAGAGGTATGAAGTATGTAGTGGACTTAGAAGATGCTGCTAATATTACTCCAATTGGAGATGCAATTGCTGTTAATGATACTTACTAGGCTATAAAGAATAACGATTGGGTTGGAGCAGGATTGTCAGCTCTTGCTATGATACCTTTTGTACCTACTACTGTTAAGAACTTTAGAAAGAAATCTAAAATGGTTTATCCTAATAGACCAATACCCACAGTCAATAAAGCTGCACAAGAAGAAGCAATTAATAGAGCCATGAGTCGTAATAATGACAAAATGGTATTGCATGAAAGAGCTTTAAAAGACAGAGATATGGAATATGAAAATTGGATTGAAAATGAAGATGCATTTAGAAGAGCAGTTGATTTCGACAAGAAATATGGTACTAATTACGTAAGAGCTTATACAGATGAATTAAAGAATTATGCCAAAGGTAGTAAATCAAGTGATTTAACTTAGATAGGCATAAAACCAATGTCTCAAGACGGATCGTTTGATCCAGCTATACCTAACTATATATTTATTAGTAGTGATCAAATAGGGTAGGCTAAGCCTAACCCAGGATTGATTAATCATGAATTAGGACACCGAATAGACAAATAGGCAGGAGTTATAGATAACTATGGGCAAATAAGCATACCTATATTTGATAAAAGCAAATTTGAAAGTCCACGTAGACTTAGATAGCTGTATCCTAAGACTTATGATAAGATACAGAATTATTTACTTAACGACTCTGAGATAAAGTCACATATGAATGCATTTAGGACTTATCTTAGGGATAATAATATGTTAAATAATAGTGGTAAAGAAACTCTAAATTCTTTTAAAAGGAAACTATTTAATTCTGATTTTGATAATCTTAAGAAGATATTTAATAGTTATAAGAGCGGTAAGTAGTTTATATAGGACTTTAATATGGTTCCAGTAACAAGGATTGATGATAATAACAATTTAGTATAATATGAAAACTACAAGCGATCTTATCGACTATACTGGCATTATACCAGAATACCCTGTACCATCTTACAAGGATGGTGGTATACATATAAAGAAAAAGAATAGAGGCAAGTTCAACGCCTTAAAGAAAAGAACAGGTAAAACAACTGAAGAACTTACACACAGTAAAAATCCTTTGACTAGAAAGAGGGCTATATTTGCTCAAAATGCTAAAAAATGGAAAAAGGGTGGAAGAAAGAAAAACAAATAATCTAATTAATACTAATTATGGATAAGACTACATTAAACGGCTTTGAAGTATTTGAAGACTTCGCGCCAGGTGCAATGACAAAAACGACAATTATAGAAAAGCCTGAAACAGAAACAGAAGATGATGCTATTGTAGAAGAACTTACTGATGAAGAGCTAGAAGAAATTCGTAAACAAGGTAAGAAGAGCAATACAGAAGATTCTGAGGAAGATGAAGAAGAGGAAGATGTGAAACCTGCTAAGACTAATAAGAAGTCTAAGAAGGAAGATATAGAAGATACTGAAGAAGAGACAGAGAACGAAGATGAAGATACTGAAGAAATAAATGAAAATGAGACAACTGTCGTTTCTGGATTCTTTGATTCATTATCTGAAAAATTAGGTTGGGAAGATATAGAAGATGAAGAAAAACCTAAAACTGTAGAAGATCTAATCGACTACTTCCAAAATGTAATAGAAGAGAATTCAGTTCCACAGTATGCTAGCGAAGAAGTAGCACAGTTGGATGAATTTGTAAAGAATGGCGGTAATCTTAAGGATTACTTCCAGATTGACGGAGAGCTTGATATTGACAATATTAACATCGAAGATGATGAAGTAAATCAGAAATTAGTACTTAAAGAATTTCTGAAAGAAAAAGGCTTTAGTAGTAAGTCCATTGAGAAGAAACTTACTAAATATGAAGAAGCCGGATTGCTTGAAGATGAGGCTGTAGATGCTCTTGAATCATTGAAGGAGATTAGAGAAGAAAAGAAACAACAGCTATTGGAAGAGCAGAAAAAGACTGCTGAGCTGAATAGAAAGAAACAACAGGACTATTTTAACTCCGTTGTCAACGAAATAAAAGGGTTGGATAACATTCGTGGTGTAAAGATTCCTGAGAAGGATAAGAAGACATTATTGGAATACATATTCAAACCTACTGCTGATGGAATGACTCAATATCAAAAAGATTGGTCTAAGAGCGTAAAAAATTTACTAGAATCTGCATACTTTACTATGAAGGGAGATACTTTGCTTAAAGCTGCAAAGACTGAGGGCTCCAATAAGGCTATAAGCAAATTTAAAGATAGTCTCAATAGAACTGGAGTAAGTAGAAAAACTAGAAAACAGGATAACACTAGCAACGAGTCTATGTGGAATTCTATTGTACGTCAATTGCGTGCAAATTAATATTTAACAAATTAAATTTAAAATTACTAGTATTTTATGGATAATAATATTCTAAATAACTTAGTACTGTACAAAGGAAAATGGTTTAGTGATTTGATTGATACTGCCAAAATTTCGGAGGCTTCACAATAGAATCCATATCAGGTTGCTACCGTGTTATCTTATGTATTTGGAACTAAGGATAATGGTTACAACACTTCTTTGGATATGTTGACTGGTGGTCTTGGTAATGTGATGACCATTGATCAGCCGAGTTGGGAGTGGAAAGTAATGATTGATGCAGATAGAGCTGTTACAATCAGAGATGCAAAATGGAATGGCGCAGCTATTACTGAAACTTCTACTGCTGGTTTGAACAATACTCCTATCCTGTTGTGGTTGGAAGATAACTGGTTCGGTCCTACTGCAGTACTTGAATTCGATAATAAAGACTTCCAAGTACGTGTTTCAGGTGCTCCGTACCAAGATGGTAATCTTTGGGTATATACTTGCTTCGTAGCCGATGGCCAGCCGAGTTCTTATATTCCTTCTGAATATCTGAAACCGGGTTGTCAAGTATCACGTCTTGCTTCTGCTGTAGAAGAATACAGTGAAGAAGGTGATATCTTGAACTATAATACTCATTTCAAGATGCGTAATTATCTTACGACAATTCGTATCAACTATGATATCACTGGTTCAGCTTATTCTACAGTAATGGCAATTGCCCTGAAAGATCCTAAGACTGGAAAGACTTCCTATCTGTGGGCTGATTATCAGGAATGGGTTGCATTACGTGAATGGTATAAGAGATGCGAACGTATGTTGGTTTACATGAAAAACAATGTAAACAAAGATGGATCTTGTAATCTGAAGGGTACTAACGGTCGTCCGGTATTTATCGGTGCTGGTTTGCTTGAACAAATCGCTCCGTCTAACAGACGTTACTACACTCGTCTTACTGCAGAACTGTTGGAAGACTTCTTGTTCGACCTGTCTTATAATGTACTTGGTACTAACGAACGTAAGTTTGTTGCTTTGACTGGTGAAATGGGTATGAGAGAATTCGACAGACTGTTGAAGGAAAAAGTTGTTAACATGAACTTGATGGATACTGTATTTGTAACTGGTTCTGGTGATAACTTGAAGTTCGGTGGTCAGTTCAAGACTTACTCAATGACTAATGGTATTGAACTTACTTTGAAGTATTTCCCGTTGTATGATGATATCGTATACAATCGTCAGTTGCACCCTGTTACTCTGAAACCGTTGGAATCATATCGTATGACATTCCTGGATCTGGGTAGACGCGATGGTGAAGCTAACATCGTTAAGGTAGTTCGTAAAGATCGTGAATTCGTTACTTGGTATACTGGTGGTGCTGTTGCTCCGTCTGGTTATGCTAACTCTAAGAATACTCTGAGATCTAACGGTAAGGACGGCTACACTGTATTCTTCTTGGGTGAGATGGGTATTATGCTCCGCGACCCCAGAGCATGCGGAGAACTGATCATGGAGGCAGAATAATTTCGCCGCGATTGAGGAACCTTAACTAAAATATTCGGTCATAGTAGTATGTAAAAAAGCATACTACTATGATTAGAGAACAATAACTAACTGAACAATCTAATTAAATATTATGGAAGTAATCGTTAGAATAATTAAATCTAATCCCTGGACTGGGATTACAAAATGGCCTACATGTTATGATTATGTAAGCTCATACTGGACTAGATCCGGTAATCTGTATACTGGCTTGACTGCTGCAGATGCAGAAAGATTAGAAAAAGAAATTGGTTATCAACCAGGGTAGTTATCCCCTAGTAGTTCATTTTGGGACACTTTTGCCATTAAGATTGGTAAGAAGGATGTCATCTTAGATACAGATAGACCAGAAGATGAACTCAAATACATATTTCTCAAGAATCATAAAAGAGTAGCAAATGGTTTAAATAAGATCACAGCAGCTACTGATTATGTTATAATTAACAAAGATAGTGAAGCAGAAGAAGCTAATAAGATCAATAAGATTAAACGTGAAGCATATAGAGAAATGGATAAGATGTCTATAGAAGATATGCGTAAGTGTCTTAGACTTTATGGTATCAAATCTGACACTATGTCTAATGAACTTGTAGAAGCCAAATTGACTGAACAGATCGAAAGCTCTCCTAAGACCTTTATGATGAAATGGGTTGAAAATCCAAACAAAGAAATTAACTATGTAATTGAAGAAGCTGTTGCTAAAAACATTATTAGAAAGAATAGAGCTCAGTACTATTTTGGAACTGATCTTATTGGTAATGGTTTAGAGGATGTAATTGCATATTTAAAAGATAAAAAGAATCAAGATATTAAGTTAGCAATACTTAATGAAATTAAGTCTAAGTAATGAATAATAAGGATTCTCATATATACTTTAAAGTAATTTTAGATAAGAATGCGGAGGGTATCGCCTTTGGTGGATGCCCTGCATTTTTACCTGAAGAAATAGACTTATTCCTTAATCAAGCTCAACTGGAGATATTAAGTAATAAGACTACAGGTAACAACGCTCTTAGAGTAGATCTAGAGGGTAGCATATCTAATATATCTGAAATTAATAGGCTTATAGCTACTGATGAAAATCTCCAAGCGTGGAACACTAATAATAACGAATATGTCATAGATGAGATACACGGAGAAGATAATCACAGAATGACTATACTTAGTGCAGTACTTAAATATGGTGACTTAGAAGCTAATTGTAGCATAACTACTCATGCAGTAGCTGGGCTATACAAGTAGACTTATAATAATATACCTTGGGTAGAAAACCCAATTGCTGTACTCGAAGATAATAACTTCTTAGTATATGTTGATCCTATTATGTCATTAGATCCTATGTATGGTCCTAGAACTGACGAAGATGGTAAGTATTATAGAGTAGATATTACGTATATAAAGAAACCTAAGAAGTTCAACTATACAGAGCCAGAAGAAGAATTAGACTTCCCAGAAGATGTTATGAATGAGATTATCAATAGAGCTGTAGTAATAGCTTTAGAGAATATAGAATCTCAAAGAACAACTACTAAATTACAATTAAACCAAGTATCTGAATAATTATGACTGAGAGACAATTTCAAATTAATATGGAAAGATAGCTTGATAGTATCATACCTAGCTATGATAAGACTATTAAGTATCCTTCAGATACTTTATTTCATTATCTGAATAAAGCTAAAGATGAATATACTAAATAGTTATTTCGTATATTTCAAGCTAATCAAGAACTAAGTGATAACATTAGAACTCTAGTAAAGACTTAGACTTATAATGCTGGTAACTTTAGAGTATCAGGTAAGAAATGGGAAACAGATTACCCTGATGATTATGTATTCGCATTAGGAGAAAATGTTTACATATCTATAAAAGATAATAAGTGCAATAATTTAATTGTACACGAATCTGATGTATTAGAAGCTACTATAGAGAATATTAGTTCTCAGTTAAATAATAGTTTATCAGATCACAGATTACGCTATAATCAAGCAAGACCATTAAGACTGTATCAGGATAATGCGATTATATTGTACACAGATGGTAAATACGGTATTAATAGTTATGAATTAACTTACTTGAGAAAAGCAAAAGATTTAGGTAAATTTGAGGATCTTACTAAAGAGTATACAGATTTACCAGAAAATACTCACCAGGATATAGTAGACCTAGCAGTACAATTGTTAGTAAATAATATAGCTGGTAGTAGATCTAAGGAGACTTAGAACGAATAATAAAGCGTTCGTTTGACGTGGAAATCACTATAGGTGAAAGTAGAAGAACGAATAGTTAGACGTGCGCAAATTGTCTAATAACTAAAAATTAATAAAATTATATGATAACTTCAGTACACACCGTATTAATCGGTAAACAATGTCCTGCTTCTTATACTACGGTAGACGCTTTAGCAAACGGTGATGTTGCTTTGTTCGACGAGAATAAGAGCATTATTACAACAGCTGCTGATGCTGCAGAAGCTACTTCTCTGTATGTAGGTGTTGCAGGTCCGAAAATCAATGTTACTATGCCGGATGGTACAGTAGCTCAGAAAGCTAATATTGACTTCTCTACAGAGATTCAGAAAGCTTCTAAACCGTCTGCAGTAATTGGTAATTATGTTGCTCCTGTTCAGGAAAAAATTACTATTGACTTAAGTGCTGCTACTATCGTTGCAGGTAACCGTTACGTTCTGCGTATCGTCTACAAAGATATGTATGAAGCTCCGGGTCAGTTCACTCACAGTTATGAAGTATATGCTAGTACTAATGTAGCAAATGACTTGACAGAAGCAATTGTTAAGAAGATTAATTCTCATAAAAATCGTAGAGTACAGGCTACTAATGCTGCAGGTGTAATTACCCTTACCGCTATGGTTAAGGATGATAATGAAGGAGTATATTCTTTGAATCAGTACTCAGTAGTTTCTATGGAGGCTTCTTTGTATGAAACTATTCCAGGTGCTCTGTTAGCTAATCAGCCTACAGCTGTTGCAGGTGCTGTTATCACTAAGACTAACGGTACTCCTGGTAAGGGTTACTGGAAGCAAGTACGTGATGCAGAAGTAACTTATATGGGTTATAAAGGTCATGTATTTACAGGCGCTTATCCTATTGTAGAACAGGATCGTAAAGTAGTTGAAGATGCAGAATATGATTACGCTATCATTGAAAACGATAACTTGTATCTGAGCAATGATAATCAGTATATCAAGACTACTCCGTTAACTGCAGAAGTTTATTGTCCTAGTTTAGTTGGTTCTATTGTAGATAAAGGTATTCAGTCATTTATTGCTGGCAAAGAAATAGCTTAATATACATAGAGAGATTAACACTTAGGAAAATACAGTATTCCTTTTACAAATTATAAAAGTGGAGTGTGGAATATTCCACTCTTCACTTTTTTTATTGTTTATATATGGACAAATTAATAAATGTACAAATAAATGGCAATAGACTTAGTTTCAAGGTAGATACAGATATAGATTTATCTGGCTACGATGTTGAGGTCTATGTCGATGAAGCATGCAATTTGAAGAATATACTAGATGATATTCCAGAACATAATTATATCCTTACTGAGGAGATTACTATTGAAGATAATGAAGTAGTAGTAACAAATGAAGAGATACTAGAATTAGACTGGAATATAAAGTATATTACATTCAAATGCTATAATGAGAACGAAGAGATTCGTTTCTATGGGGTATACTACAATCCTGAGATTATATATACAGCAGAGATTAGAAAGCTGCATACAAAGTGTTCTACATGTCTTGATGATGAGACTATGTAGAATTTAATGCTTATAGTGTTTAAGCGTCAGTTGTTGGAGTATGCTATACAATCTGGTCATTTCAAAGATGCAATGTTACTTTATATCGATGTATGCAGATTGTTAGAGATATCACTCTAGGGTAATAGCAATAATTGTAATAGTAGTAGGAATTGCTGTAATAATTGTATTCTAACTCAAGACTCTAGATGTTTACGTACTGAGGGAAATAAGTGTCTAAAGTTAGAGAAGGATAAGATTACTAGTACTTCTACTTTATACTCAGGTGGCTGTATTAATGGTTGTTGTAGAATTTAAAATTAAAGAATTATGACACAGAAATGTGATGGTGTAAAGATATTAGATCTAGAAGGAAAAAACTCATTCACTGGTGCTGAATACGCAGTTATTGCTGAGAAAGATGCAAACTATAAGATACCGTTAGAACAGATAGGAGATGTTATTATAAATAGCTCTAAGTTTAAAGCTAAAGTAGATAGAGCGTATACTGCAAGTGTACCTACCGCCAGTGTAGCATTAGAAGACAATGAGTTTACTTTTACATTTGGTATTCCTGCTGGCTCTAAAGGTGATCCTGGTTATAGTGGCAAAGATGGTAAAAACGGTAAAGACGGTAGAGATGGTATAGATGGAGTTCCTGGAATAGATGGAGATACTATCAGAAACGTAATTGCCTATAAATCTACTTCTACTACAGCTAGACCTGACACTCCTGTAGGAGGTAGTTGGGATGCAGTTAACAATATAGTAATATATCCAGCTGGTTGGGTTGGAACAGATGTTAATCCTAACGGTTATGTATGGATGTCTACTGCAGCCTTTTCAAGTAATGGGACTCAAGTATAGGCTTGGACTACTCCGGTTAGACTTACTGGAGAAGATGGTAAGGATGGTGCGGATGGTACTAGTATAGAATTCATCTATAAACTTACTGTAACTAGTCTTACTAAACCTGAAAAGCCTGATAACAATCCTAATCAGACTGATTATGTACCAGAAGGATGGACAGATCAACCTTCAGGTATAAGTGAATCATATCAATGCGAATGGGTATGTAGTCGTACTATAGAAGATAGTGGTTTGTGGAGTGACTGGCAAGGCCCTACTATTTGGTCTAAATGGGGAGTAAATGGTAAAGACGGGGATGGTAGAGAATATATATTCCAACGTACTAAACTACCTGCTCCTCCTCATAATATCACCGATAATAATCCAGATGTAGATGAGTATATACCGTCATCTTATCCAGGAGAAGAACCTTGGACAGATGATCCTAGTGGTGTAAGTCAAACTTATCAATATGAGTGGGTTAGTCAAAGAAAGTACGATGGTAATACTCACAAATGGGGTAATTTTAGTTCTCCAGCATTATGGGCCAAATATGGAGATAACGGTCAAGACGGTATGAGTATTAGAGTAATGTATACTCGTACATCTGGTAGTGATGTTAAACCTAGAGATCCAGATAGACTGAATATTAATCCAGGTAGCATATGGGGTGTAGGTATGCCTACTGCTACTGGTAAACAAGCTATATGGGGTATTCAAGCTTTAGTTACTTACGATAATAAGTTGTATATAGATGAGAATCTTCCTGAGGAAGAAAGAGGATGGCAAGGTCCTTATTTGATTACAGGTGTACCTGGTTTAGATGGTAATAACTTTAACTACCAAGTAGACGCTTTTAAACAAGCTACTACCAAACCTGATAAACCTACTAGTAGTGACCCTTATGCTCCAGGTAATGGTTGGATAAATGTACCTGATATGAGTACTGGAACATGGTGGAAATCTACCGCATTAGTACAAGGTGAAACAGCAACTGTTATCGAATGGGGAGCTGTTATCAAAGTAACTGGACAAGGAATTGTTATTAAAGGTACTCTAGAATCTACCGATGATTTACCAATGACTGGTAATGAAATAGGAGATGCTTATGTAATTGATGGTTATTTGTGGGTGTGGAATGGAGAGACTTGGGTAAACGTTGGTACTGTTCAAGGTGCAGATGGTAATTATACTGAGTATAGATTCGCTAGAAACAATAGTTGGTCTACTCCTCCTAGCTTAAATAAATCAGATAGGTATCCAACTGGTTGGAGTTCTACTGCTCCTGTATTAAGTGATGGACCAGTTTTATGGGCTACATTTGCTACTATTAGTGGTGTGGATAATACTTTACTTACTGATTGGGCTGATCCATATTATATGACTGGCTCTACTGGTGCTTCTGGTATTCCTGGTGTAGGTTATGAAGTAAAATACTGCAAAGGTACTGAAACTACTTATACTGGAGAACAATGGAGTGACTCAATGAAATGGAAGAGAAATCCTACAGGTTGGTCATTAGATGTACCAGAATTAGTTAATGGAGATGAGTACAACTATATATGGTTTATTCAATGTAGAATCATCAATGATACTATGGAGACTGCTTGGTCTAAACCTAATCCTATGGGAGGTATTATAGTACCAGATCCAGTAGGTTCACAGCCAATTATCTATCCTCAAGGTATTTATAGTACTACTACTCCATATATTAACGATGGTGAAAAAGCTCCGTATGTATATGATACTAGTGATGGTAATTTCTATTATCTTAAGTCTGTAATGACATGGATTGGTACACAACAGAATAATGTATCTCCTGCAACTGATACATCTGGTGCATGGGCTAAGTTAGAAAATTATGAGGCTGTATTTGCTAATGTGTTAATTACTCCAAATGCTTTAGTTGGTGGAGCTGTATTCAACAACAATCTGATGTTCTCACAGAGAGGTAAGAATGCTAGTAATGAGGATAGTAGTTAGTATCAGCTTATAAATACAGATGATCCTATGAATACATCTAATGCGTTCAGACCTAACTTTTTATTAGACTTCGCCAATGGCGAAGCTTACTTTGGAGCTGGCGGTGTACATTTAGCAGCTAATGGTGCAGATACATCTATTGAAGTAAAAAATGGTAATAATTCTGTTAAGTTAACTAAAGCTGGAATTCTTACCTGTCTTGGTAATACTAGATTTGGAATTAGTGAGGCAGGTATGTCTTTAGATATAATGGAGACTGGTACTCAAGTTTCAGTTAGTACTCCCATACAAGTAAAAAAGGATGGCAGTGGTTCATTAGCTAATGGTGGAATAACGTGGGATAGTGACGGTAATCTTACGCTCGAAAGTTCTTTTGAGCAAAATGTATCACAATTAGACTCTCAAGGAATGTATGGATATCTGAATTTGCCAGATATTCCAGAAGGATATGGTAAAACTATACTATTTGTTACTCCAGTATATACAAGATCATATATGGGTCATAGGATAACTATGGCTACTTCAGGTGACAGACTAACTCATAGAGAAATGCCAGAGACATATAGAGGAGACGCTTCTATAAAAACAACAATTGAAGGGACTAGTGGAGTTGTAAATTTGACAAATTCATCTGCATATATATGTTATGGAGTAAAAAATACTGGTTCTTCACACAATACATGGGTTTTAAATCAATTAATGAACTATGGTACTATAGGATAATATGAACGATCCAAAATATTACATAAACGATAAGACTAATTCTATTATAAAGAATAGTATTATCAGAAATAACAGAGATATAGTAGCTACGATTGTGTACAATGAGCTGACAGATTTGTTAGAATATAGTCGCACATCGTAGGCTACTAAGTCTACTGATACAGATATGTTAGCTAGGTTAATTACTAGAGTACATCCTTAGTTGTACAGTAATAGACCTATGAAGTTGTTACCTTACTGTCAATCATGTGATTATGGTTGTGGTAAGCCTACTTGTATTATAGACGATCCATTTATACTTGCTTTATTAGAAGAGAATGAAGATCCTTGGTTATGGGAAGATGGTGGAGTATTATTATTAGAAACTTAGAGATATGAAGATTTAGTAGAAAACCCAAATAATACCAACAAGAATTAAAGGCTTGAAAATTAGTCAAGCTGAAGAACGTGTAAATCTTACTGGTAATGAGATGATACCTTTTTAGGAAGGTGAACATAACGGTAAGATAAAGATTACATCGTTCAAAGGCATGTCTGTATATGTATTTGATCCTGTAGTAACAGATGGAAAAGTAAGTGCAGAAGAATACGGTAGACTATATAATGCTATAAGAGACAATCTACTCATATATACTCCTAATGCTAGCAGAAAAGGTTTGTTAGTATCTACAGAGCATTCTATAGTAAATGGTGAGTTGTAGTTAGAATTTCCTAACTATGTTAAGGAAGAAGGCTCTAATAATATTACTACTGTTGAATTTGAAAGTATTACAGTAAGTAAAGAATTAGACTATAACAGAACCTTATACAATACTTTAGCACTTAAAACTACCGGTGATGGAGATTATGTACTTACTGACAATGGTAAGTATATATATATTGGTGATTTGGCTTTAACCAATATTAAGATTAAAGACAACACTAATACATCTGTATATGATTTAGTAACAGAGGCTATTAATCTTACTAATACAAATACTCCCTGTATCAAATGGACTACTACAAAAAGTGGGGATAACATCTATATAGATCTATTTTTAGCTAAAGCTACTGTAGATCAAGATGGTATCATGAGTAAGGAGGACAAGTATAAGTTAGATGTTACTATTCCCAATGAATTAGAAGGTCTTAGAGAAGCTCTAAATAAGGAAATCCAAGATCGTAAAGATGAAATAACAAGAGTAGATGGTAGAATTGATAAAGAGATATCAGATCGTATCAGCGAAATTGAAAGAGTAGACACTAAGATTGAGAAGGAGATAGTAGACAGAACTAATGAGATTACTAGAGTTGATGAAAGAATCAATAGAGAAATCTAGGATAGAACTGATGCCGATACTTTACTACAATAGTAGATAGATAAGGAAATAGTTGATAGGAAACAGGCAGATGGTACTCTATAGGATAATATAGATAGAGAAGAAGAAAACCGTATAAGTGAGGATAATGAACTTCACGATCGTATAGACTTAGAAATTCATGATAGAACTAATGCAGATATTAGTATAACTGCTAAGCTCAATAAAGAGATTGAAGAACGTATATCAGAAATTACTAGAATTGAGAATAAATTCGATAGTGCTACTGACGATTTAGAAGGAGCTTTATAGCAAGAAATAGCTGATAGAAAAGCAGGCGATACTACTATCACTAATAATCTAAATGCATTTATTAATACTAAAGGTCAACCCGGTGGGTTAGCATCATTAGACTCAAACGGTTTAGTTCCATCTTCTCAGTTACCATCTTATGTAGACGATGTATTAGAATATCCTACTTTAAGTGCGTTCCCTGCTACAGGTGAAACGGGTAAGATATATGTTACTTTAGATACTAATCTTACTTATAGATGGTCTGGTACAGGTTACGTTGAAATAAGTAAGAGCTTAGCTTTAGGTGAAACTTCTAGTACTGCATATGCTGGTAATAAGGGTAAAGAAAATAGAGATGCTTTAACTAGTCTACCTGCTAATTTAGTTAGTACTGTAGCTAGCCCCACAGCTAATGCGTCTAATGTAGTATTTAACTACACAGGAACCTCTAAGAGTGGTATTAACTATTCTACTCCTACAGCTAAGACATTAACTATACCTGCTGCATCTTCAAGTGCTGCTGGTGTTATGGCTGCTGCAGATAAGGTAAAACTTGATACTACTATACCTAATTAGATTACAGATATTAATAACACTATTACTGAGATATAGGATGATATTACTGGTATTAATTCTGGTAAAGTAAGTAAGCTTACTGTAGCTGGATCAGGTAATGCAGTTACTACAGGTAGCATTGTAGGTGATACTTTGACATTAACTAAAGGTGCTACATATAATAACTATGTACATCCTGTAGGTAATGCTCCTAGTAAAGCAACAGGTTTATATAAGTTTAGTACAGATGCAACTAGTCATGTTAATTCTGTAACGGCTGTTACTAAAGCTGATATTACTGCATTAGGTATACCAGCATAGGATAATAATACCACATATACATTTGCTAATGGTTCTTCTGGTAACTTTACAGTAACTCCATCTGGAGGTAGTGCATAGACTGTGAGTATAGGCAAGCCTGCTACTGCAGGTACTGCTGATAACTCTCTTAAGTTAAATGGGTTTGAGTATAGCGCTTTTTCACAATTTGCTCATTATGGAACTACAAATGCTAACAGTAATAGCGCATGGTATAAAGTAAAAATACTTTCAAAAGAAACCTGGATGCTACAATTTACTATTAGAGTATACTAGGATTATCACGCTACTGATATAATGGTTAGCGGATATAACTATAGTAGTAATCATTGGTATAATCCAGCAGCTAAAGTAATAGCTACTACGTCTGTATAGAAGAGTATAGAAGTAAGATTTGGTTATGATACAGATGGTCATTTATGGGTAGCTGTACCAGCAGGGCATTATACAGGCTTATCTGTTATGAATGTTAATAATGGATATTCTTATATTGCTCCTACATGGAATACTAAATTTACTATAACCTATGAAACATCGTTAACTGGTACTGCCCAACATGTAGTATAGGCTTACAGACCTTGGTACACTAACGAAAAAGTAGATAGTGCTGCTAATGCAGATAATGCCACTACTGTTGGTGGAATAAATCCAACTGCTTTCGTAAAGAAAGCAGGAGATACAATGACAGGTTATTTAACTCTAAATGATAGAGCTACTGGTAGTGGTATTATAGGAACAAGCGGTAATGGTTTAGTGCTTTGTGAAGGCGTTAATTCCATACTGGGTATGTAGTCTGGTGTAACCTACATTCGTAGTGGATCTAGCAATATATTACACAGTAGAGCAGGAACCAACTATGATGTATTAGATTCATACAACTATACCAATTACGTTCCTACCAAAACTGGTACTGGTGCATCCGGCACATGGAATATTACTTCTAAAGGAATACAGAATCATAGTATAAGTAATTCGGAAAGACTTCCAGATTTTTTCCCAAACTATGAAGTGTACGCATGGTATAATAACGCAGGTACACCAACTGCTGATTGGTGGTCAGGTATAACAGTTAGAGCAGGATCAGCAGCTGAAGGATATTCTACATATCAATTATGTGGATATGTAGGAAAAAGTAGCTCAAATTATAACCCACGATGGAGAACTAGTAATCCAAGCGCAAATAGTTGGAATGCGTGGAGAATCCTTGCTACGTTAGAGGATAACGTTGCCTCTGCCACCAAGCTACAGACTGCAAGAACTATATTTGGTCAAAGTTTTAATGGTACAGCCGACGTTAAAGGGCATGCAGTTGTATATGGTGCTAATACTGGCACAGATTACTATAGAACAGGAGGTTTGGAAGTTAGAGAGCAAGGATTAGTAGATAATACTCAAACAGCAGATATATATGCTCCTCGTATTGGTTTCCACTGGGCTAATAGATTTGGCATGTGCTTGATAGCTAATACGAATGGCTTTAAGTTTATGGATAACAATCTTGATGCATATGAAAATATATATGCTAATAAGGTGTTTGCTCCAAATGGTTTCTGGAAAGAATCTGATATCAGACTTAAAACGAATGTCAAACCTCTTGAACATACTATAGAACAAATTTGTGCGATACCCACTACATCATTCATCATGAATGATAAAGAGCAGATAGGTACTATAGCTTAGGAGATAGAGGAACTTGGGTTTACTGAGATAGTCGAAGACGTAGAAACTGCAGCATCTGAAGTAAAGGATAAGGAAGGCTTTGAAGTATATACTAAGGATGATGTTGAATACGTTAAAGTAAAGAAGGTAGAATATGAGATGCTTAGCGTAATTGCCATCGAGGGAGTTAAACTACTTAAGGATGAGATAGATAAGCTTAAAGCTGAAATTGAAACTTTAAAGAACAAATGATATGGCGGAGATAGCAACATATACAATGATAAAGACAAAGACGTCTTATGGTTCTACCGGAACGGAATGCCCTCCTAAGAAGATTATTAAAGCCATAAGTAGCTATATAAGTATAGCTAACGAAAGTTCTTATGGAGACAATGAGGCTGTTAAATTAGAAGATATATCTGCAACTGCTTATACTTTTACTGTTGCAAATAACAGTAAGAGTATAGGAGCCGCAGGAGGTATTACTAGTGCTGTTGATTTTACTTCTTATAAGATAGTAAATGGAGTTCAAAGTAATGTGAGTTATTCATTAACTAGCACATTACCCTCATGGCTTACCTGGGATAGCAGTACTAGAAAGTTTACTGTAGCCAATAACCTTGGTTCATCTAGAATATTTACTGCTACCTTTACGTAGGCAGAATCTGGTAAGACTGTTACGGCGTCAGTAACACAAGCTGCCGTTAGCCAAACTTATACTTTTACAGTAGATGGAGGAGCTTCATCTAGTGGTGTAATTACTAAGGATGGAGGTGAAAGTGCAGCATTTAACTTTGTATCAACTGTAAATACTAATGGTACTACAGCCAATGTAGCATACTCTCTAACTAGTACACTTCCGTCTTGGCTTACATGGGATTCTGTTAATAGACGATTTACTGCTACAGCTAATACAGGAGTTGAAAGAACTGCTACTGCTACATTTACACAAACAAGTTCAGGTAAGACTGTAACCATAACTATAGTACAAGGTGAAGGTGATGTAGTGTATGTATTTACAGCAAATCCTACTGTAATTACAGCTGCATCAGCAGCTGGAAATACCAACTCTATAAGTATAGTATCTACTAAGACTCCTCCTGGAGGTAGTGTTACTAATGTAAGTTATAGTATTGTCACTGGTACTTTACCAGGTTGGTTGACATGGAATGCAGGAGGTATGAATTTCTCAGTTACTTCTAATACTAGTTCATCTAGTAGAACAGCATAGGTACAATTTGTTCAAAGTGAATCTGGAAATAATGTTACTATTACTGTTACTCAAGAAGGTTCTACTTATGTTGACTGGAGATTTAATATTGGCGGAGAAACAGTAGTTAATGATACTATTGGTAGTGATGGTGGTACTTTAACTTATTATGTTACGTCTACTAAAGATGGAGTGGATCATGGTTTTAGATTGACCACGTCTAGTGGTTTTATGACTCCTACATAGACTGGTAGTGGTAGCCAGAATATTACTATTACAGTTAGTGCTAATACTAGTACATCATCTAGAACAGACTTTATTGAGTATAGACAATATGATTCTGAAAGTACTATTAGAATTAACATTACTCAGAGCGGTAAAGCTGCAGATCAATATGTATTACAGTTCACAGATGGTACAACAACTGCTAAAAGTGGTACTATACCTGCTAAATATTCTTCTAATGTGAACCTTATATCTGGTGGTGTTGAATCCTATAAGATTACTTCAAGTGGTCAAGAAGCAGTAAGTTATACTTATACTAAGCCTAGCTGGATTACTTCTGTAGAGATAGATGAAGATATGGTATTAGTTACCGGATTCTCAGAAAATACATCTACTTCTAGTAGAAGTGGTAGCATAGTGATTACTCAGAGTGGAAGTAATAACCAATTAACTATTAATGTTACACAGTCTGGTAAAGCAGCAGATGCTTATGTATTTACTGTAGATGGATCTACTAGTACTACTAAGACTGTGTCCGCATCTGGAGGTAATGTAACAGTAAGTGTAGTATCTACTAAGAATGGTGCAACTTAGGACTGGAGTATTACGAATATATCTACAGATTGGCTTACTGCTGTTAAGGAGAATTCTAATGTTAAACTTACTGCAAGTTCTAATTATACTAGCACAAGTAGAACTGGTATTATTACATTAACACAATCGGGGTCTGGTAAGACTGCTACCATAACAGTAAATCAATAGGTATCTAATGAATGGACGTATACGTTCGAGCCAGTAGAGTCATCTAAAAATAAACCTACAAAAGTAACTACTGGACGTGGTGATTTCGGTTTAGATACTACTTATACCATGTATAGTTATAAACAACGATCATTAAATGGTGTAATTGTGGATGAGACTTAGGTAGGAGTTAACGTAGAATATGTAGTAGAATATCCTTCTGAACACAATTGTACTATAAGTAGTATCAGCGCTGATAAAACAAAATGGATGATTGTACTGCAACTTTCTACTAGTTTAACTACAATGTACGGTACATTTACTGCAACTTAGGTAGATAGTAATAAGGTGTTTGAAATAGACTTCATGCAAGTTGGAGATACTGATTATAGAGTTGGTACATATAAGTTACAAAAGACTTCAAGTTCTGATACTTTATGGAATGGTACAGATTTGATAGTTTATAAAGAAGGGTCTAGTGATAAAACTAAAGGATCACAATTATTCTTATTGTATGTAGAAATTAATATAGATTCAGATAAAATAATATAGCAAGGTTATACATTAGTAAGTAAAACTGGTACTGCTACTTCTGATAAATTTATAGGTAGATATTCATGTCCATATAGGTTGCGTTAGTCATCTACTTGGTTTGTTTCAAGATTCGAGTCTGAAGATCCATATGGTAGACTGTATTTCATCTTCCCAGAAAATACAGGAGCGTCTAGAAGCGCTACAGTGGCTATAGACCAATATATACCATCAGTTGAAATAACTGGATGTGAAGTTTATGAAAACTCTCCACAAACATTTAGTTTTACAGTAACACAACATGCGGCAACATAATGAATCCATATTTAACACATATGACAGATAGAGAACTTTTGGAGTAGATTTACGTTCTACTCCTTAAGCTCTACAGTAAAGTAGACAGAATGGATGATGATAACAAAGAATTCAGTCTTAACCTTGCTGCAGACCTAATGGGTAATATGTTACAAGATAGAGTAGAATTAAATAAAGGCGTAAATAGAAATGGAACGAGAACAAATAATTAAAGAATTAAAACAGTATTTTCGTATTGGAGAATTAGTATGTAATCATGTATATGATAAGTTCAAAGAACAGGCTTGGATGTTTCTAAGTACTCCTTTATTGCATACCTTATTAGTACTGCGCACAGAAATAATTAATCTACCAATGATAGTAAATACTAGTAAGCTCAAGCAGAGAGGTTTAAGATGTAATATGTGTCCATTAGTTAAGGCTAAGACTGGACCATATGTGTCAGCTCACGTTACTGGAAATGGAGTAGACTTTACTTGTAATGCTAAGTCTGCTGAGGAAATTAGACAGTTGATTAAAGATAATCAGGATAAATTGCCTTATAAGATTAGATTAGAAGAAGGGGTTAGTTGGGTTCATATAGATGTATATGACCCTGGATTTTATAACAAAATAACAACTTTTAAAGGTTAATATGTTACAGAGAGAAGTAGTAAGATTTAGAGCTGCAGAGAATCAGCCTAATCCCTTAGAAGTAGATTACTGGATAGACATTACTGCTAACAGATATGGAGGCATCATTAAGTATTATAGAAATGATACTCTTACTTGGGAAGTAATAGAACCTAATCCAGAGCTACTTAAACAAATGATAGCAGAGCTTAAGAAGTGGGTAGAATCTGAAATAAGCAGGTTAGAAAATGATTTATGGCTTAATATCAATAATATCAATAGTAGAATAGATGACTTATAGATTGAAGTACAAGCTAAGATAGATCAACTAGAAATGTATGTAAGGAATTAGATTAGTAATCTTGAGACTTATGTAGATGATAGTATAACAGCCATTAGAAGTGATTTTAATACTTTTAAGCAAGAAGTAAACAGTCAAATTGGATAGTTAGTTACATATATAGATAATAGTATTAGTGGAGTAAGAACATACATTGATCAATAGATCAGTAGTGTTAACTCTAGGATAACTAATCTTACTAATACTGTTAGTAATTTAGACACTAGGATTGATAATATTGACGATAGTATAATTAGTATCAATAATGAACTTAACAACATCGATTCTAGTATTACTAATATCCAAGAATAGATAAACAATCAAGGAGGAGATGTAACTACTATAGAAGGAAATATAAGTACACTACAGACGGATATGACTGCTGTAAAGAATAGAGTAAGTAGTTTAGAGAGCACAGTAGGAAGTTTATCTACATCTATAACTAGTTTACAATCTGCGTTGAATAATCATGTTAATAGAAGAGATAATCCTCATGTAGTGACTAGAGCTCAATTAGGTCTAGCAACTTCTGATAATGTAGTATTTAATAAAGTAAGTGCTCCAGCTGGGTTCTGGAAAGAGTAAGTATGAAGACATCATTGTATAATCCAATATTTATTAATCCCTAGGCATACTATGTATTTCCATAGTTATATAATATAATACCTAAGGATGATTTTGTTGAGACTGCTATATTCTCAGGTATGCTTATTGTTAAAGATTTAGATAACTAGAGTAACAAAGTAATATTCAAGAATACTCGTGAAATTGATTTATCTTCCTTATCTGGTAAGTCTATAGAGATAAGTTAGTATACAGATCTAGGATCTACTGTATTAGGTAGATGGAGATTGCCTAAAGGTGGAGTAACACCTCCTACTGGATACTACCTATTGTTGGAAACCGAAGATACTCACTACCTATTGTTGGAAACCGGAAATAAAATTATATTAGAATGACTGATTTAAAAATATCACAATTACCAGTATAGGATACGCTTACTGGTGAAGAAATAATTCCTATAGTATCAGAAGGGGATAATAAAGCTGTTAGTGCTTCTAAAATTAAATCATTTGCTGTAGATGAGATATATGATGAACTTAAAAGCGATATAAATACCGAAGCAGATGAAAGATCTAAAGATATGTAGTATGTTGTTTCTACTATGAGCACGATAGAACCAAATATACGTGATTATTATGATCCTATAGTAGACCAAAATACTACTGATATAACTACACTTCAAACTACAGTATCTACTTTGGAATCTAGCACAAATAGTTTAGTTAATGGGTTACAGTCCGAACTTAATAGTTATAAAAGTTATAATGACGGACGTGTAGATACAGCATACAATTATCTATATAGCATGATAGAAGCACAGCATGTTATGAAGGGATAGTATGATGCTATTTTTAGTTTATGTAAAGAAAAGAAGTTGGTAGTAGGTGGCTATTATGGTATAACAGATTATACATGCGCTTATAATCATCCTTCAATGGGTACAGATGAAGAATTTGAAATGAATCAACCTGCAAATGATGTTGAGTGTATAATACTTAGAGCTATATCCGAAGATAAGTTTGATGAAGAGGTATTCTACATTAGAAAGCCAGGGTATGTGCCAATACGTAAATGTCTTTACACTATTGACCCTGAAGAATTACTATTTACTAAAGGTATGACTACATATCATCCTACTGGTTGCGTATATTACATGGAGGATATGAACAAGAACTCTGCTTGCTATGATTTTAAACATGTTAAGTTCAGAAGATGGGCAATTAAAGATATTACTGCAAATATGACTCCTAATGATGGCACTGGTGGTAAGTTTGGTCCATACAGAGTAATGATATCAAGGACTACCTCTTACAATATGTCAGATGGACGACAGATAATAGGTTCTGGAGAAGAGAATGAAGTAAACCTCATACCTGCTATATTCAATGGTACATACAGAGGCAATCCTTTAATACCTGACATGGCTTCCAAGACTGCTTTTCATGAGGATTACATTAGAGATAATTTGAAGCCGTATCAGAATACTACTAAGAATCAGAATGACAAGTACTTAGCTTGGTAGACCGATATGTACGCTAAAAAGGGTATTTCTGTGGCTACTAATACTGGTTATGCTAATAAGATGGGGCAGTGCAATGTAACTGTAGATTCAGAAGATTATATGGACAGATATACATTTGACTATAATGGTACAGATGCATCCGAAAGAATGAGATATAATAGTACTACAAATTACTTGATATATAATACCAGAATAAACAGTAATGATTATTATGGCTATAAAGGTCTAAATGATAGGTTCACTGTAGCTAATTTTGTGATGGCATTTTCAGATTCTGTAATTAATAGTGCATCTACTTTTGTATTCGATAATGAAATATATACTTTTGGTAAATGTGCCAATACAGTATTACTAAGAGGTTATGATCCGTCTCTGCAAAGTGCACAATTTGGCAAGTGCAGATTTGGACAAAAACACGGTATGTCTGGTTGTTTGATCATAGGTAGAAATTGGTCATGGAATAATATTGGAAGATTAGAAAATAGCTATATTAATGGTACTGTTACTTAGATAGATGCTAGTATCATTAAAGGTTGCGTAATGTTTGGCTACTATAAAGGAATGCAATTTACAGAATGTAATGAATGTTTGCTATTTGGTTCTGATGCAAATATTAAGCTAGAAGGAGCTAGCTCTTATATTAGTGCTCCAGATGGAGAATATTGGTATAACAGTATGTGGCAAGACTGGATGGGGTACAATATCTTAGGTCCATGTCAATACTGTTATTTCTATCCGCATTTTAACTGTAATACTTTTAGAGCGTATTATAACAAGGGAGTGATAGTAGAATCCGCTAATCAAGGTAATAGTTACGGTCAATTAGTATGGGGCACTAGAATTAAATATGGTATAGGACAAGGTATTAAGTTTGGCAATCTTGGTAGAGTAGAAATAAGATCTCGTGCATTCGTAGACAAAGTAATAACTAATACTACTGGGATAGAAATATTTCCTAATACAACTACAGTACCTAGTTTATGGAATCTTAATATAGAGTCATTTAATGCAGATCCTGCTAAGATTAATGAACAGTCAAGTCAAATGCTTGCAGAACTTGCTAAGAATGTAGCACATGGAGGTACTATCGTTACATTAACTACAATGGCAGATGGTACTTGGGTTGTTTATACTCCTTTCGGTACAGAGTTTATTGCTCCTGCAGTTAATAGTATTTCTACTATGAGTTTAGTAGATGACGATAGAACCATATATAACGATGAAGGAATAAACAACTTCGATGATAATTCGACTTTTGAACAATTTTAATTTTTATACTTATGATAAGAAAAGAAAACCCTAATTTTGTAGCATCACAATATGCTCCTAACCCTAAGGAAGTTTCTTACTGGATTGATTTAGCTAGCGACCCTAGTGGTAACGTAGTTAAGTCTTTTAAAGGGGACAAATGGATACCTTTGAATAAAGACACAAATGTAGATCAATATGAGAAGATTAAAGCCGTAAATGAAGATTTACAGAATTTTAAGTCTACTAAAGCTCAACCTAATGGTCTTGCATCACTTGACTCAGATGGTAAAGTTCCTAATAGTCAGATACCTAATTACTTAGTTGAATTACCAGGTAAGTTAAGTTAGGAAGTAGCAGACAGAAAAGCTGCAGATAAAACTTTACAGGATAATTTAGATGACTTAGAAGATAGACACATGGCATTTGAGGCTACTAAAGGTGTAGCAGGTGGTATAGCTTCTTTGAATTCTAATGGTAAGATACCTGAAAGTCAACTTCCTTCCTATGTAGATGATGTACTTGAGTATGCTAATCTATCATCATTCCCTATTACTGGGGAATCTGGTAAGATATATGTAGCATAGAATACCAATTTAACATATCGTTGGTCTGGTTCTGATTATATAGAGATTAGTCCGTCTATTGCATTAGGTGAAAATTCTTCTACAGCCTATCCTGGAGATAAAGGTAAAGCTGTTACTGACAGAGTAGCTTCTATTCCAACTACTATTTTGAATAATTCTATGGATGTTCGTTATGGAGATAATGGAGTCTATATTGACTATGACTATTATCAGTATAATGATATCACAAAACAATACGAACAGAACAATTAGTCAAATATTTATATTGAAAGAGCCTACTATGATAGTGTAGGATTAATGGGATCTACAGACTTTATAGCTCTGTCAGAATCATATAATTAGATTGATAGTTGTCTGTGGTACGGAGTTAGGTTTACTGACTCGAGCCCAAAAGGACGACGTACAGGTAATAGAAGAATGCATAGTACCCTACCTATTCAAAGTAAGATGAGAGGCTGTACTATTAATAACACAGATGATGTTATTAAGTATCTTGACCCAGAAAATTGGTCTAGGTGGGAAGATGGAACAGCAGTTACTGCAGACTCTAGTGGATATACACCAGAGTATTTTGTAGAAATACCAGAGCACTACAGATTACTAGTATCTACTCCAAACAATGAGGTAGAAATCAGATTAAGTGAATATAATCTGCCTGGATTTGAAAAAGTACCTAAGACATATATTGCAGCATACGAAGCAGTGGAAACTGCCGGTGTTCCTACTTTATTACGTTCTGTGCCAAGTAATCAATCAAATGAGTATATTCCAACTACTAACATTACTTTAAATTTAATGCAAGCGTATGCTAGAGGCCGTAATAGATCAAAACATTGGAATGTTTATACTTATTAGGCTCATAAAACTTTAGTTTGGTTATTCGTTGTAGAATTTGCGAACAGAAACACTCAAGATGACCTTTATACAATGAAAGAAGTAGATTTCATGGAAAATGAGTTCAATCAAGGAGGATTGGGTGCAGGCGTAACTAAATCTCAAAAAAATGGAGCTTATGCATTTGTACCTACTGGTACCACTCATGAATATGGCAATGGTACTGGTGCTAAGCCTTATAGCTACGAGAACAATGGTGGGAACTATACTGTACATGTTCCTAGATATAGAGGTATAGAGAATCCATTTGGTCATATTAAAAAAGCTGTGATAGATATTGCACTTGCAGGAACTGATAATAACATATATATTAGTACAGATACTGATAAGTGGACTATGGATATGACTAAACCTGCGTTTAGTATATCAACTACAGATGGCTATATTTCACAGATAGTTGGTAATAACTCTGCAGATATATTTGCGAAAGAAACATCTGCTACAAGTAATACATACTATTGTGACGAATGCTCTGTTAACGCTACCACAGATACGAAGATGATAACATTTGGTGGTGCTAGTAATAATTCTTCAGGTGCTGGATTATTCTCCTACACTGGTTATACTTTATTTGGTAACAAAAACAATGATATAGGTACACGTTTGACATTTAATCCATATCCTGTAAATGCAGCATCTTAAAGTATAAAGAGCTATTAGTTCTTATTCAGAAATAAGAATGCGTAGCAACATACTTATAACTACACCGTTATATAAAATATAATCTCAACAAAATAACAGGCCCTAGCAGATTTTACTCCCCTTTAATCTCTAGGGCTTTTTGATTACAACTTATTATCATTCTACTATCTATGACTTATCAACAATTAGGAGAACATACTATGTCAATTTTCAAAAACATGTTCAGTAGTGCAGATAAATGTGTGGCCTCAATAATTACAGGTCTCATTTCAATATTTGTACCTATATGGATACCTATCACTGCCGTAGGAGCATTGATACTGTTGGATGCTTTATATGGTTATAAAGTATCTAAAAAATGCGGTCATCCTAAAATAGAGTCTCATAAGGCATGGAAAACTTTATGGAAGGTTAGAGATGCTGGCGTAGCTATAACAAGTGCTTCTATTATTGACCAGTTGATAATAACATCTGTTAATATACATGCTGTAGAGATTGTAGCAGGTATGATAGCATTAGTAGAATTTTGGTCGTTATTAGAATCATTCTGCGAGTTGTATCCCAAATGGAAGATTTGGAAGATACTCAAGAAAGTGATCAAAGCAAAGGGAGAAAAATATTTAGATATATCATTAGATAAAGATTTACCAGATGATTCCAATAATAGCAAAGATAGTTAATTGGTTCACAGGAAATTACAAAGCAGTCGCAGTAGGTTTAGTTAGTTTACTTATTGCGACTGTTTTTTATTAGAACTATTAGCTCAAAAAAAAGGACAAAGAATTAGACAGAGTAACTAACAACGTTAGAGCATATGAGGATATTGCTGCTAATAAGGAAAAACAAAATAGAGTATTATAGCTTACTATAGAAGAATTAAATGCTAGTAAAGATAGTCTTATACAGTAGATAAAAGATACTTAGAAAGAATTAAAGATCAAAGACAAGAACCTAACAAATGTAAGTGTAATCAATACAGAGGTTAAAGATTCTATTAAAACTGTAATAAAGTATAAAACAGTAGACTTCAAGGAGGAATTAAAACTTAATCCATTAACAACTATCATAGTTAGTAGAAAGGACTCAATCCTAACAGCCAAGTTAGACATAAAGAACTAGCAGACTATTTTCGTAGAAGAAAAAAAGGAATACCGTACTAAGTACAAAAATGGCTGGGTTAGGTTCTGGCACTTTGATTGGAAGAAAATACATACCAAACAATATCAGATAGTAAATTCAAATCCTTTGATAAAGGTAACAGGTACTCGAATAATAGAAGTACCAAAATAATTATATTCAAATAAATATTAATCAATAATAATATGCATAGAATATTTCGTGAAAAGGCTTACGAGATGGAACACGGACCTCATTTCAATGAGGAAAAAGCTCGTAAAGCTGTAAGTAAAATGGAAAATGAGGATGGCACACGTGGCGCTCATTGGTCTCTCGAGGAAACTACTGCATTAGCAAATCAACACGGCATAAACTTAAATCATAAGTTTAATCGTTATGACTGGTTTGTTGCACTCAACATGGTATATTCTGATTACTATAAAGTAATGTTAAGCATCACTAATTCTAATAGCACTAAGAATTTTGTAGAATTCGCTAAAGCCTGGTTAAATGATAAAGACATTGAAGAAGGCAAAATGTGGTATTACTATATTTATGTTATGTGTGATAAGATCAGAGATGCTGAAATGGAATGCTACGAAGAGGAAGTATCCAAACGTGGTAAATACGAAGAAGACGATGAAGACGAATATGAACATGCTGGTCTGTACCGTAGAGGTGGTAGACGTGGAGGTATGTATGGTCGTAGAGTTTATGGAAACAGATACGATGTTGAACGTGAAGAATACGACAAACTCTTTGAAAAAGAAAGAGAAAGAGAGTATGATCCTTATACAGAATATGGACGTAGTAGAGCTACTCGCTATGTTAGATATTAATCAAAAATCAATTTTAAATTAAATCAATTATGTTAGAAGATAGAATTATAGTACAAGACCGTGGTTTCGATGCTGGTCTTGCTGCTTTAATGCAGAACGCTAATATAGGAAATAATTGGTATTATACGTAACCAATACGAAACGTATAAACAGAGAAAAGAAACAATCGCCAAATGCGATGAAGAGATGGCTAAATGTTAGTCACTGTTAGATAAGCTAGGAGTTGGAACAGAAGCTCCTAAAGAAGATCCGAAGATATCGGAACTCCAAAGAGAAGTTAGAGAATTGAAGAGTATCATAAGGAAAGCTAATTAGATGGTTCCTGAACCAATGAAGAACATGCTACCTTAGGATATGAAGGATGCTATGAATAAGGTTGATCAATAAGATCAACCTTTTTTATTTTAAGCCTCTGTAAGAAAGGCTATTAGTTATACTAAGGATTGTACTACCTAAAAAAGAAAGTGTCTCTAAACGGCTTAAAATGCGTTAAAATAGGTTATAACGTTATAAAAAAGATATTATATAATATGACATTAAATGAAATGGTTGATAATGTTCTGCTAATTGCTCGCAATAATAATATTGCAGAGTCTGAGCATTTAAGTAGAGCACAAATAGAAAAATGGATATTATCATATCGAGCTATGTTAATAAAGCAAGATATAGATAAAGGTAGAGATGTCAATGAACTCTATCTTACTACTATAGAACCTATTCACTTGGATAGAGAAGAGAACAGTCCAGGACACTTTACATATGTAGGTGATAAGGAATTACCAAAGTTAATAGACTTTAACTTTAGACCTGGTGTTATAGCAGTAAGGGATATGTTTGGAAACATTATTTAGTTAGGTAGTCACACTAAGGCTAAACTACAGAAGTATAGAAAAGCTACTTGTAAAGACTACATTGCTTGGGTGAAAAATAATAAAGTATATGTAGAAGGAGACTCTAATTAGTTAGAGTACATAAGTGTAGATGTTATAGCTGAAGACCCTACAGAATTAAACGCATGTTTTGACCCAGACAGTGACTTCCCTATACCTGCTGCAATGATACCAACTATCACATAGATGATAATGGAAAGAGAGTTGAGAATAATGCTAGCGATGCCTAGTGACGATACTAATAATGCGCACGATGATACGCAGAATAGATATGCTACTAAGTAATGAAAGAGAGATTGGAATATAACAGAAAATGCCACACTATGGCAGACTTCTATATTAACTATAAAAACTATATAGAGTAGGGTACTTAGTATGACATAGACTTGAAGACATTTAAAGCAATACTTACAGATTACTTTAAATATATCAGAGACTCTATCATGTTAGACTGTAAAGAGGTAAAACTTCCTTGTAGGCTTGGTACTTTGTAGATAGTAAAACATTAGCCTAAAGAATTTACAGGTAAGAGTCTTAGGTGGGATTGGAAGGCTACTAGAGAAACTGGTAAGCCTGTATATCTGCTTAATGAGCATAGTGACTACTATAAATACAGATTCTTTTGGAGTAAGAAAGGCTGTTTACTTACAAATAAAACTAAGTATCAATTTGTGGCATCAAGGTAGAATAAAAGGGATTTAGCCAAACTGATTTTTAACAAAGAAAAAGACTATCCAGAAGTATGATAAATAATCGAATGATTAGTTCAGCAACTATAGTTGCTAAAGTAATAGCAGATCTGGATCTTAGAGAAGACTAGATCCGTATAACAGATATCCGTGAATGGATAATGGAGGGAGTATTAAAGATAGGAGCTGTTCAGTAGTACGATAATAAGACTGCAATACTACCAGTTATAGGACATCAAGCTGCGTTGCCTTGCGACCTTTATAAGTTAGGGTAGGTTGCTTTCTCTACATAGAACTGTGGCGGGTGGATGCCTATGAGGAAGTCTACATCAAGTTTTGGTGTTGATCATGATAAATGCTGTGGCAGACGTAGACCTAAGATGTTTGTGAAAGATGCAGCCATGCTACCTTTGGTAAAGAATATGTTTAATCTTACTACAGATAGAGAAGCATTAGATAAACTAAATGAAGATACTAGTTTACGTTAGACTTTAGCTGCATTGATAAATCAATCCACTACTCCTACTATTAATGGTAAGTATGTTGGTGGTGCAATGGGACATGCGGATTCTACAATGTTCAGTAATGATCTACAGTATACTACAAAACCTGGATTTATTAATACTAATGTTCCTATGGGTTTTGTTAAAATATAGTACTATGCTATATATACTGATGAAGATTCAATGCCCATGATACCAGATTTAGAATCTTACAAAGAAGCTATTTACTGGTATGTTACTATGAAACTTATGTATCCTAAAAAATTGAAAGGAGAAATAAGTCAAGGAGACTACTACGATATACGTAACTCTTATAACTTCTATCGTAAACAAGCATATGCTGAGGCTATGATGCCTGGAGTAGATGATATAGAGAGTATTAAGAATGACTGGAATAAGTTATATCCAGAAATTGATGACCACGATTTATTCTTCTCTACTACTGGAGATGAACAAATTATATATAATTAGAACAGATGATAAGTAATACAGCACAAGTAAATACATTTAATGGGGGTATGAATCTGGATACAGATGTCAATTTACTCCCTAGTGAGCAGTATCGCTATGCTGAGAATGTGCGTGTCATTACTAATGATGGTGGTACTACGGGTGTACTATAGAATATAGAATGTGTAAGGAAGTACTGGAATTCTTTATACAAAGATGAGATAGTGATAGGTACTGCTACAATAGATCAATACGGTGTAGTAATAACCAAGATGTCTAATGGGTATAATAGAGTATATAGGATATCTGGTTTTGATACTAATATGCTTACTATACAAGTAGTATGTCAAGGTGATCTAAAGTTATCAGAAAATATAGAAAAACATCCTAATATAAGTATCGTATGTAATTATGAATCTGAAAAGAATATAAAGATATACTTTACTGATGGAGAGAGTCCTATTAAGATACTTAATATAATGGATCAGAAGTACTCTGAAGGTTCTGACTTAGTAGATGATGAAGGTAATATCATAAATCCTGAAGCTATTGATATGACTCCTTCTGCAGAACTACCTCCACTATAGGTTAATGATTTAAGTTTTGGTAATTTGCCTACTGGTGTAGTATAGTACTGTTATCAATTATTCAATGTGCATGGTACAGAAACTGTTACGTCTCCTTTGAGTCAAATGATACATTTAACTTAGAGTAGTACTAATCAAGACAGTTAGAAGTATGAAGGCTCTTATCCTGATACATCTTCTGGCAAAGCGTGTAACCTATCTGCTCCTATAACTGTAAAAGACTTTCAAAGAGCAAGAATTATCAGTATAAGATATAATGATAATAGTCAAATAGCTAAGATAATTATAGTAGATGAATTAGATATTACCAAGGACTAGAAAGAGCTACACTATGTAGATAGTGGTAACTCTGTGTTGAGTGAACTGAGTTTAGAGGAATTTAACGCATTAACTGGATATCAATTTATAGCTAATACCTTAGCTAAAATGGATAATAGGTTGTTTGCAGCCAATATTTAGGATAATACATGGGATCCAGGAGAATTCGATGCAAGAGCGTATAGATTCAATCAATATGGAGTTGGAGTATTAGAATCAGCAAATACTTCAAGTAAGTTAACAATAACTACTGATTCTGATTTAACCACGGTACCATATAACCATGACTGTATAAACCCATATAATAGTATGGAGTACTCTAATACTTCAGAAGATGTTAGATACATATACGGTAAGAAGGTAAATGATATTAACGTACTAGGAGGTTATGGTACTAACATAGAGTATAATTTCTGTACTATACCTATAGAACTTAGTGAGAAATAGAAGTAGCTTAAACTAGATCATAATACTTCTATGAATGTTAGAAGTAGAATTATGAATAGTGTGTCCGCTACTAATGTAGGTACTTCTACTACTGGTGCAATTTCATTTAATCAATCTGGTACACAGACTAGAATACCAAATTATGCTGACCCTTATATATCTGCTTATTTTAAAGGTTATCAAAGAGATGAGGTGTATCGTTTTGGTATCGTATTCTATAATAATAAGATGATACCGTCTCCAGTATACTGGATAGGTGATATTAAGATGCCTCATGCTGACTAGATCCCTCCGTTTGTATATTAGGATAATACTTTGATTGGTCAAGCTTTAGGTATTAGATTTACAGTTAAAGATAAACCTGAAGGTACAGTAGCCTATGAAATAGTAAGATGTGATAGAACAGAACTAGACAGATCTATTATCACTCAATGTGTTGGTAGCAATTTATACGAATATAGAATTCAGGAAGACTCTGACGCTGGTCACGGTAGTGAGTTAGATAGTTCTATAGAGATGCGTCCAGCTTATATGCTTACTTATCATAAGGAGAACATTAAAACGTGGACTTATGGAAACAATACTGTAGCAGGTAAAGACTATATTAGGTTTTATTAGAAGACAGATAAGGTTCCTAAACCTACTTATGTAGAAAACTATTTACGAATAATATCCCCTGAGATATGTGTAGCTTAGGCAGATTTTGAAAAGTATTTCAAAGATTCTACATACTTAGATCCTATATGTACATATATGTCTCCTATTGCTCCTACAGGAGTAAATAGAAAAGGCTTACCTGAGAGTTAGTTAGCCTATACTTTTGCACAGGCAGATAGAGTATTACAGTATAATGGCAGCATTAAATAGGTATCTAATTGGAGTGACTTTGTATTTAGAGAAGACGGGGAACTTACAATGGATTTACAGTGCACTGATAAAGACTGGAATCCTATACCGTATAATGCTAGTATAGCAAAGTACTACTACCCTAAATATAAGAATACAGCTAATACAGCTGTAAACATCCCAATTAGAGATGCAAGATATCCGTCAGATATACCATATAATGCTTATCATGATGTAACTCCTTATAGAGTTACTGTTGGAGAAAGAACTTATACTAACTATGCCATGTCTAATTTTGATACAAATAATCAATAGGTAACACTTGGTGCAGCTGGACCATGTATAATTATATAGACAGAGAACTTAGATAAGTACAATAGTAGATTTAGTGGAGTATTGGATCCTAACTTTAATGAATTACATTCTATTAATGCATTACCAGTATTTAATGTTAAAAGAAGCATAACAGCTCCATATGGTGGTAATACGTATGCATCTAGATAGAATTCTGTATACATAACTACTAATGCTTATAAGAACTCTGGTTCATGTTATGTATATGGAGGAGATACCTTCTTGAATGTATTAGATTACGCTAATATGTTTACTTTCTAGGCTAACGATGAAGAAGATGCACAGTACAGAAGAAGGTATATGGGAGCTTATATACCGTTTGAATCTAGTATAAATATGAACTTGTTTAATGGCAGCATGGCTCATAGAACCTATACTAGTGATAATTACATCGATTCCCATATGCAGTTAGAGCCTACTCAGAAAGGTGTGTATCATGCATAGGATAGACCTTACTACGTATATAACTCTGTATACTCTACATAGTAGACTACTAAGAAATATGTGCCTAGTTCTATATATGCTGAACATTATTATATCAATGAGTATGGAGAAAGAATTAATATAACTATACCTAATAGAATACTAAGTTCTCAAGTTAAGACTAACAACGAAGTAATAGATTCCTGGAGTAAATTCAAGGTTGCTGATTACTTAGATGTAGATAATCAATGGGGTGATATCAGCAATCTTAAAGTATTTAAGGATAGGCTGTTCTATTTCCAAGATACTGGAGTTGGTATAGCATCTGTCAATGAGAGATCGTTAGTTACTGATGATAATGCCAATCAACTTGTATTAGGTACTGGTGGTATTCTAAGTAGGTATGACTATATTACTAATATGAATGGAGATTCTGTTATAAACGACAGAAGTATAGTAAATTCTGACAATGTACTTTATTGGTATGATTATGATAAAAATGAAATATGTAGTTATTCTGGAGCTGTAAGTCAGATATCTAAGGAGAAGCAAGTACAATCATACCTAAATAGTAATCTAACTAATAGAAAGAAAGGTTACGTTACCTCATTATTTGATAAGAAGTATAATGAAGTATGGTTTAGGTTATTAGATAAGTCTTTAATATTCAATGAGTAGATTGGACGTTTTACATCTTTCTATACTTTTGTCCCTCAATGGTCGTTACCATTGTCAAATAGGTGTGTAACAATGAAGGATATGAACTTTTATACTATAAATAATAAGGATATAAAAGGATTAGAATCTATTGATAAGGACGCTAAGTTAACCATTGTAATTAACAAAGATATGCCTTATACTAAAGTATTTGATAACGTTAGACTTCAAGGTCATTTCAAGGATGAGGCAGGAAATAATATCACAGATGGGATAATAAAGAGCATAGACTTCTATACTAAAGATCAACATACTAACGCTATTCCGGATTATACCACTGGTATGGATTACAGGGAAGATACTTATAGAATTCCAGTTCCTAGAGCAGATAAGAATGAAGACGAACTGTCATTGCCTGCTAGGATGAGGGGTAAATATATGATATGTGATTATGATATAGATAGTCTTAATGAACATACCTTTGAAATACCACAAATTACAACTACTTATAGATATTCATTAATTTAATATGAAAAAGAAAAGAAAGATAAAGATACCTGCAGCTGCTTATGGTACTGCCACTAATTCAGAGATGGCGGGTTTGGTGGCATATAATAACGGGGTAGCGTACAATCCATTATAGTCCTCTATAAATAATGCGCCTACACCTAGCGTACCTAATATGCCTACGAAAGGTATGGGAGCTGGCATGAATATGGGCAATATGGTAGGAATGGCAGGTGATGCTGTAGATTTATTATCTAATCCCTTTAAGAAGTCTACTGCAACAAGTGGTGGAGAAGCAGCTATGCAATCGGTAGCTAACATAGGTAAAGGAGCTGCTATGGGTTTCACTGTAGGAGGTCCTGTTGGAGCTATTGTTGGTGCTGGTATTGGAGCTATAGGTAGTAAGGGTGAAGAGGCATCTATGTCTAGCTTTACAGATTATAATGAAGGTACTTTGGGTACTGGAATTATGGGAGCTATAGGCAATAAAGGTTTACGTAGAGAACGCAGACGTATTAAAATGAATGCTTATAATAACAGAGCGGCTGTACAAGGTACTAATGATTTGGAGAATAGATACGGATTAGAATATGGAGATATGAATACTAACACGTTTGCAGACGGTGGTATGGTTCCTTCTTCATTAGCTTATGTAGATGATGGAGAGTTGATTCAGACTCCAGATGGTAGTATTAATCAAGTACCTGAAATGGGTCAACCTTTGGATAGTAATTTAGTATCAATACCAGAAGGTAGTCGTATACTTAGCAATACACTAAAAGTACCTGGAACTAAGAGAACATTTTCAGAATTAGGAAAACAAATGATGACAAATAGAAAGAGTAAGGGCAAAGACAAATTTGCTGAAAATTCTAACATGCTTAATGATAGAAATAATAAGATGATTCACGATTAGTTGTTTGAGCTTCAAGAGCAGTTAAAGGCTAAAAGAGGAATTAAAGATAAGACTAAAAATGTTGAAGCTTTTGAGTCTGGTGGGTCTAAAAAAGAAAGTTTAGAATTAGTAGAACCTTTAGATTATTTTATAGACGATTATACAATACCTACTACTCCACAAGATATAATAACCAATACTAGAATACCAAGAAGTAATCTAACTACTTCTAACAGAGACTATTCTGGTATTATAGATGATGTATACACTTAGGTAGCAACGTTATCTCCAATTATGTCTAATATGTTTACTAAAAATGAAAAAGGAGTTAATACCGTAACTAATCCCTATTCCAACGCTATTAGTAGAACTATGCGTGGTAGACGTTTTAACGTTAATCCTGCTGTAGAAGATATTACCAGAAATAGAGCTATAGGCAATTACAATGTAGGGCAAATGAATACTAATACTGGTGCTAATCTGGCATATAGACTACAAAGTGCTGTTAATACAGACAGAGCTATTGCAAGTCTTAGAAGTCAAGAAAGTAATGTTAATAATCAATACTTAGGAGACTATGCTAACACTATGAACAGTTTAGGACAACAGTATGTTAATGCTGTTAACATCGCTAATGAGGTTAATGCTCAAAATAGAGCTAATACTAGGAACATTAGAAGAACTGGAACTAGTCAATTTAGTCAATGGGCACAGAACAGACAGCTTATGCGTAATCAGAGAAATAGGGACGACGCGATGATGGAATTATATGCCCCATTCTTACAGTCTGGGTTTACTTCTCAAAGTCTAAGCAATTTTAATAAGTATTTAAGAAAGGGAGGTAGTTATGTAGGCTAATAGATTTGACAGAGCTGCTGAAGCTCCGATACTAAACACATACGTACCTATAGACTTTAATAACTTATATAGAATAGGTACTACATAGAAAGAAGCTGTAGATTAGGCCGCTCAATAGTTTGGAGCTCAGTTGCAGCGTTTTGGAGAATTTAGATCTCCATCTACTATAGATACTGAGAATTATTATAATCTTACTTTAAATCGTAGTGATATTTAGAATGCCATACAACAAATGGTATCTAATCCTGATTATTTGAAAGATGCTGCTAATAGAGCTGGTTTGTAGTCTTTACTCAATAATATAGACTATTCTTCTTTAAGTTTGCTTAAAGAGAGCGCCGACAATCTGAGGGCTGGATTGCAAATGAGAGCTAAAATGCAAGCAGAGGGTACATATAATAAAAATTGGGACAGATCTAATATTGCAGGTTATGATACGTTAACTAGTAAGAAGATATTTGAAGATATTACGCCTATAAAATATATGAATGCAAATCAGCTTAGTAATGCTTACTTTGATAATCTACAACCTAGTACTATAGGATCGGTATGGAAAGACGGAGTAAAATATTAGAGAACTGGTATCACATACGATCAATTAAAAGGTATAGCTACTGCTAGATTTAATGATCTTATTAGTACTCCTCAAGGTAGAGAGTATTATAGAGAAGCTTTAGAATCAGCCGGAGGTGATGAAGATAAAGCTAGAGAAGCATTTACTACTATGATAGCTAATTCTCAATTAGATAGAATTAGGAATGTAGATACAGTAGATCCTTACTGGTTGGCTATGGCTAAGCATAATTCTCGAGGTAGTCAAACAGAAATAGTAAGACCCAATCCTACTAGATTAGATTTTTTAAATGACAGTATTGCTAAAAGTGTAGGCTCTTCGTTAGATAACAGATATGGTAACTACAGAAATTATATAGCTAGTCTTATAGATAAATATCCCAATACTAAGATATCAGAAGATGCTAAGAAAGGATTAAAGGGTATAGATGATAATATAGATAAGATAAAATAGCTTAACGAAGTTGCTTTAGCATACAGTGCCAGATATAGGCAAACTGGTAGTGATCAAGATTATGTTAACGCAGTTACTGCTAGAAATATGGCTAGCAATATATAGAGTTAGATGATGGGCAGAGCTAATAAATATATACTTCGGTAGGAGTTTCAAAATAAAGCAGGATTTTCTCCAACCGCGATGAGTAGCAAAGAATATTCTTCTAATAAGTATTTGACTGGAGTTAAATCAGCATTAGACTTAATCAAATCTAATGTGGCCTTAACTAAAGAAGACGACCTTATTACTGGATTAGGAGCTCTATATACTACAGTTAAAGATGAAAACGGCACTCAAAAAGAAGCTTATTAGTTTAGTAATTCTCAGGACTTCTTATTGCCTGAAACGGTGTTTTAGTTAGCTAGTGAAACAAAGCCTAGAAATATAAAAAGAGGAGCTGGAATATTTAGAAGTGAAGACTTTCCATTGAAAGAATTAATAGAAAGTGGACAAATGTCAAACGTACAATTTCTACCTGACAATAAAATGATAAAGGTAGATGGTAATTTCATGCTATCTGGAAAAATGAGGATACCTAAAGAAGATATAGAATCTGCATTAGGTACTGGAATAATTACAGGAGGAACTGGTGTTGTCGCATAGTTAACCCCTATGGGATGGTTTGGTAGAGATACTACTAGAGCTACTATAGAGAAGTTGTTTGGTGGTAGAAAAGTAAAAGAAGTAGTAGGTGAAAATGGAGCAGAGTTCTATGAGTTAGATACATATAGAGCACTACCTTAGGAAGACTTATCTTCTGAATATTGGCAAAGAGTATTACAAAGATGGCAAGGTGGTTCCAGTAGTGGTATAGGAGGAGCTAGTCAGGCTAAAGATGAATATTACACATCAGCAGAACAAACATTAGGATATTAATTATGAAAAAACAGAAAGTATACGATTCTTCATTAATAAACTCTGTCAGACAAAGACAGAGTTTATATGATAATTATATATAGCCTAAAGGTAATGTAGTAGAAGAATACATACATGAGATACAAAATCCTGTATCTTTGGATAAACCAGAAGACTTTGGTATAACGGATTTAGCGGTCAACGCGTTCTATGACTGGAATTAGACCTTAAATAGTATTAATAAGGATGAATCGCTTGGTAGGTATATCAGAGCAGACGAAGACTATAATACATTGTTAGGTCTTAAGGAATATATAAACGCTACTAGAGGAATATTAGAAGTATCTAAACAATTAAGTCAGAATCCTGATAATGAAGAACTGAAATAGAAACTAAGAGAACTGTCTACCATATCATTAAACAGCAAACCTGCATATGAGAAAGCATTAAAAGGTGAATTTAATCATCAACCTTTAAATGATCAGTTACCTTATCAGTTAAAAAATGGTAGATTTGATGCTGTATTATCAGAAATAGACTATCAAACTAATATATCTTTAAAGCCAAATCAAAAGGAATTAGAGGATGATAACACAGAAAATATTCAAAATACCAGAATTACCTCTCTAAAGAGAGCAGAGAAGTACGCAGACAAAGCTAGATACTATGATAGTAAGATAAACTCTGAGTATTATAGAATGAAGAAAACACAACCAGGTATGGATTTTACAGATATAGATACATATTTATATAAACTACCTGGTTTATTTGGTTCTTCAGCTAACTCTTTGGGTAAACAAATACTAGGTACAATAAGTGCAGTAGTTGCTTCTATATCCAAATTTAAGAATCCTCTGGTTGGAGGACTTGCTGCTTTAGGTTCAATAGCTGCGAATATAGCTGCACGAGATTCTGAGTCTAATGCCGAAGTATATTCAAATTATAAAACTGCTATACAAAATGCAGCCGAAAAGTCTGGTATATCAAAGATAGTATTGAAAGATGCTAGAAATCAAATGAAAGACTCTGGCAAGTATACAAAAGAATAGATATAGGATGATGTCTATATATACGATCAAATACTTTCTGGTAATATTAAAGTAAATAATAATACTTTTGATAAGATTAGATTAGACAATCTTGAAGGTATACGTTCTTTATTTACTGATAATATGGCTTTATCTACAGTAGATGTTGCTCAGTAGGCATTAGAAGTAGTTCCTCTAGGTTCTATAGCTAAGTCAGTTAAAGGTCTTAAAGCATTACAGAAGTTATCTCAGAGTAAAGTAGGAAATGCTCTTGATAAAGCTATTGAAGCTGGAAGCAATATTAGAAGTTAGTTAGCTAATAGAATAGACGATATAACTCAATTTGGTATTGATAATATAGACAAATTACCTACTAAAAGATTGCGTAAAAATATAGCAGATTTAGGAGGTAGAATTGCTATATCTTCTGTATTAGAAGGTGCAGAAGAAGGAATACAATATATAAAAGGTCAAAGATATATTGATAGAGATTTTGATCCAGATCCTAATATAGTGAAGAGTTGGGTTAAAAACTTAGGTACTGGAGCTAGAGCTATATTTGCAGCTATTACTCCTTGGGATCCTATATATTCTAATGATCAAGAGTTCATAGAAAACTTCAAAGGAGGAGCATTACTTGGCGGTCTTACTACTGGTGCAATTAGTGGTATTACTAATATACCAGGTACTAGAGCGTAGATTAAATCTGATCAATTTTTATCCTCTCTCTATGCAGAGAGTATGGATATGAAGGATAGAGTAAGAAAAAATATTCTGTATAGTAAAAAGATAAGGGAAGGAAAGTGGGATAACTTAATGGAATCCTTTGATTATCTATCTTCTATGAACATAGATGGTATAGATAAATCTGATATTGAAGCAGAAAAACAAAGAGCTTAGCTAGTAAGAAATACATTTACTTCTCAGACTAGCATAGGATAGGCTTTAGCTATAGGTATAGATCCTAGAACAGAGGAATATGATACATTTGTAGCATTAAAGGATCATCACGATCAATTGCTAAGTGATGCGTCAAAACGTCTGTATGACGCTAATTCTGCAGTAGAAGAAATAATGTATAGTCCTGAAGTGGAAAAACACATAGTAACTATAGCACCAGATGCAGATATAGATACTCAGACAAGTATAAGACGTGCTATAGAAACCTACCCCATACTTAAATTACACGATGAACTAATTAATGACTTCTTTGATAATAGTGCTAAGAAGTTGGAAGAACTGGAGAAGAATACTAATATACGTACATCTAGGTCTGATGTAATTAAATTCAAACATGCCTTGAACAAAGATAAGAAGGCTATATCAAAGGTTATGCGTGATCTGAAAAAGATACTAGATGACAATAACATTACAGAACAATAGTTAGAAGTTCCAGAAGTACACTAGACATTAAAAGATGCGTTACAAGTTCAGTTAATTGCTAACTTAGATAGAAATAGAGCGGAGTTAGAGAGAGAAATCATGTTCTCTACTGATGAAAAAGCAATTAAGGCAAAGATAGATAAATATAACAAAGTTGACGTCAAAGACAACGAGTTCATCTAGAAACTAGATGATCTATATTCAGGTAAGAAAGAAGAACAAGAAGTAGAAGACGCTGTAATAGTAGGTGCAGAACCAGCAGAGACTGTAGATGCACCCTCCAAGACGTCATAGACAGAACAAAGTTCTGCAACTTCTTCAGCTGAATCTTTTCCAAAACATAATAAATATGGTATAATTATCAATTTCAATACAGATGATGATACTGATGGTACTAGTGTAAATATAGATGCTACGGAGGCTAAACGTGTATCTTTCGTTCTTTATAAAAGCATTGAAACGTCAAAAGACTTTGAAGAATTTTTATTAAAACTTCAAAACCGTGGTTGGAAAGCGAAAGCGTACGATATAGAAACTCTTCGCTAGTTGTACCCGTTCGTTAAGAACGGTACTATGACCAAAGAACAATTTGAATCGTATTTTGCATTTGGTAAGAAAGAAGAACAAGAAGTAGAAGTACCTATTGATCAAAAGCTTCTCAACGAATCTATGAATGACTTCATATCAGAAGGAGAATACCTTATTCACCAGAAAGTGAATGAAAGAAGCAAACTAAGAGCTGAGGAATTAGCTCGTATAACAAAAGAAGCACAGGAAGAATATCAAGCTCAGTTAGCTTTAGAAGAAATAAAAGCTAAAGAGCGCAAACAGGCGTTGTCCGAATAGAAGGATACACCGATAGAAAACTCAGACGTAACACCTATTACTCCTGTAGTAGACCCAGATAAGACAGAGTCAGCACAAGTACAAGAAGTACCTACATTGGGTAGTATACTTGGTAATTTACTAGGAGACGAGGCAGTTCAGCAAATGGATCAACCATCTATACCTGTTACAGAAGAGAATATGCCAGAATAGGTAGAATCTAAACTCACACAACTAGAACCGTTAACTTATGATCCGTTAATAGATCCATATTCTCATCAATTGGCATATGAATTTAAATCATCTTACAAAGGTGAAGATGGACTTTGGAGAAAGAAGAGTACTAGATTCAGAGGTATGGAAGACTATCTGAATGATGAAGATTTTGGTAAAGTAAGTACAGGTAGAGATTTCATACAAAAGGCTCAGAAAGAAGGTGTACATTTTGAGGTAAAAGAAATAACAGATTCTAATACTGGAGAAGTACAGTATGATATATACGCTGTATTTAATATCGATGGTAAGAAATATGCCGCTGTAGTTAAAACAGAAGGATGGTTAAGGAATAGAGGTGGATCTGATTCCAGATTCTTAACTATGTCTAAGGAACAACAAGATCATATTATATCTAATCTTAACGCTCTAAGAAACAAGATAATAGAGTATCATAAATTAGTTAAAAACGACTCTAATTATCAAATAGTACCTACAGGATTAAAAACCACTACTGGTAAATTTGTAAATCTTAAGAATAGTGACGGCAGCCCTTTTAATAGGTCTTTAATTGATACTGTATGGTAGACAGAAAAAGATCCCTATAAAATAACTCCAGATAATACAGAGATTGGAGTAACTACTGGAGGGCATGGCGGTAATGTTATTAGACTTGGTAATAGAGTTTTATCTGCCAAAGGTTTTCCAATGGGTAAACCAGCATGGGTCATAAGAGTACCTAGAGCTGATGGTAAATTTGATGAGAAAGTGGCTATTCTTAACTATAAAAACTTCAAAAACGATAAAGAAATAGCAGAACTAATTTTAGATCTTGTTACCTCTAACCAATTACAATATAAGGATAAGAATGGTGTAGAGACTCCTATGAGACCTTTAGATATAGTCAATTTCATAGTTAATTTTGGTAGTCACACTGCTACTGATCCTAACGATCCTAAGTTAAATCCAGATTAGATACGTGCTAGAATAGCTAAACAGTTCTATTTGGACGATAATAATAATCTGGTGCTAGGTCCTAATACATATAGTATCAGTGACCTATTATCTGTACCTGATATTCATAATAAGGCTATATAGTACATAATGGATAATTTTCATTACACTATAGATGAAGATGGATTGACTAAGAACTATTTAGGTGGAGATTTACAATCTAAAGTAAGAGATACTAGATTTGAATCAGTTAGATCTTTCCTTAAAAACAGTAGTGTAGACAATATAGTAGTATTACCAGGTAAGATAGAGTTTAGTTTAAAAGATTTCGGTCTAAAGAAAGACAAAAAAGGTAATAAAGTAGTAGATAGATCTAATCCGAATGGTATTAGTGTACTTGGCTGGTACATTAAACAAGGGGTACTTACTACAGATATAGCAGACTATATGAATAATGCTAACATATATGTTGACGATGTTTAGCTAGTGGACAAAAGATCATAGAAATTGTAGGATGATATTAAAGAAGTCATAAAAGAAACAACCTAGGAAGAGAGTCAAATACTCACACTACCTGATGCTAGTGGTAAAGATATCCAAATAGACTTGGGGAAAATGTTTTCTTTATTAGATGGTAAAGAACATACTGGTCCTAATATGACTGTAGATACTATAGTTGACGATGAAATAGCTTATAATGGCAAAGTAGATGTAGCATAGGCTAAGGCATGGTTGGACTCTACTCTAGGAATAAGTCCTGATATTAGACCGTCTGTTATAGATGTTACGGAAGCGGGTCTAAGTGTAGTAGGTAGAGTAAAAGAAGATTCTATATTAATATATGAATAGGCACCTAAAGGCGTTGAATATCACGAAGCTTGGCATAGAGTATCTCAACTACTAATAGATGAGAAGCGCAGAAATAGAATATACGATAGATATCGTAAAAAAGGTATAGGTGATAAATAGATAGATGAAATATTAGCAGAACAATTTAGAGAGTTTATGCTATATGAGTCTGGTAGATATGCATTTGATACCAAAAACTGGTTTAGACGAATTCTGGACTTTATAAAATTATGGACTAGAACCGGGCAATACGCATTAGCTAGATTATACTCAGATATTAATAGAGGTAAATTCTACGGCATACAACCTAGTGAACAGAATGTACGTAGATTTAGAAATATATATGGAGAAACTGGTGTTAATATGGAAGTTAATGGTTACACTTTCAAAACATTAACTAAAGTTAAACAGTTTGACGATATAGTTAAAAGTTTAGTATATGCTTTCTTCTAGACTAATTTTACTGATGGAAAAACAATAGATTATGCTGATCTAGTTAATAATCCACCTAAATTTGATACATTAAAGTTAATAGTACAAGCTTAGGCTTATAAATTTCCTTCTCCAGTAATGACGGAGATTGTAGAAAAGTTTGACGATGTATTTGCTCCTAGCATTGCTAGTAGACTAAAAAACCTTGGAATACGAGCGATAGATAAGAATGAAAATGATACCATAACAGATATAGAAGAAGGATCTGAAGGAGTAAACATAGGCCAACATACTGTGGAAGGTATGAACATATCAATCAAAGATAACGCTCCAGCAGAGGTAAAATTCTTCTTTCAAACTATTCCTCAATATATAATAGGGAAGGATGGTAAAACGCAAACTAAATTTGACGAATTAACACATTTTCCTAGTTTTGTAGACTCTAATACCGCTTGGAATAAAATATTAAAAGACTTAGCGGGATGTAGAACTATAACTAATATAATGACTAAGGTAGTCAATTTATAGAAATACGATCCGTTCTATCAAGCATTATTAGTTCAATTAAATCAACTTATTAATGATAGTGATAAAGGTTCTGTATAGGCAGAAGCAAAGCTGACCAAAATAGAAACTGTTATTACTTCTGATATTAACAATTATATTACAGCTAAAATAGAATAGGACAGAGAAACAGGAATGGTAAGTATGTCATTGACAGATAATACAGTAGATGTTAAATCTGCTAACTATCCTAAAGTATGGTCGTAGTCTTTGTTTACTAACTCTGGATTATTCAAATATAATTCAGAAGGAGTAGTGGTTGCAGAAGAAGGAGCAGTAAAAGGTCTTTCTACTATAATAAATAACTTCAATAAATTAAAGAGTGCATTTTAGGACAACAGAGGTATTTTAAAGTTGGATGATAGAAATATCGATTTGCATATACCAGCAAACCAAGAGTATTTAAAAGACTTCATTGTTAGAATGTTTAATGTAATAGGTATATTGATAGATAAACCTACTATCAATCGTATGCTAATGTCTGGAGATTACGGTAACCCTAAAGCTGATCAATATACTTTGTTAAGCACATTTGTTACTACTCCAGTTAATTTTGGTGGTATTCCAAGAATTGTATCTATTCTTAATGATATTAAGAATGCAATAAATAAGAATGGTACATTATCTGAGATTAAATCTAACGAATTAACACTTAATCCTACTCAGATATGGAATAATATTGGTTTTGTTAAAGAATTAGCTAACTATTATGCCTATGTACACGCTACTGAAAATAGTCTAAATAGTTATGGTCCAGATGGTAATACATACTACATGGTATCTTAGAATAACTTTGCAAAAGACCGTATAAATGAGTTAAATACAGACTAGGAGTTATTTGCAAATTTAGACTCTGTAGTATATAACAAACATTCAATAATACTAGATGCTGTGAGAAATGGCAACCATGATTTGCAAATAGAAACTCTTATCAACTTCAAAGATAACACTACATATGATGCTGGTAGAGACTACTTTGGTATCACGGATAGAGAGGATTACATTGCTAAAATGACTGCTGTATTCAACAATAGACTGATATTCCCTACAGTGGCAGATAAGAAGACATATCATATGATTAAAGGTATTACTCTTCCTCATGAAAGAATAAAATTCTAGTAGACAGATGCTGGTATGTATATTACTTATGGGGATGACTCTCTAGATATATTGTTAGGTTATTGTTAGGATGAATTAAACCAAATAGAATTAACTCTAAGACAAATAGATGACGATCCTTCACACTATGATGAAAAAACAGGAATTCATTATAATGATGATGGTAGTGTTAACGATGATTGGTTAGATCCTGGCAGAAGAAACAAAAATTTCCATACACCTAATAAATATGATTATAAAGACAAAGACGGTATTGAACATACGGTTACATTAGAAGGTAATGGAGCGCGCTTTTTATTTTTAACTGGTATATACACAGACAAGGGTTTTGTTAGTTTCAATGATCCTACTAAGTCTGCTAAAGAGAATTTAGAGACAGCTAAACAATACTTCTTCAATACTTCTATAGAAACATAGAAAGCGTTTTTAAGTGGAGTGATTAGTAAAAGAGTAAAATAGGAAATAGAAACTGCTAAGGAATTAGGTTTGATAACATCTGCAACAGAGGATAACAAAATATGGAGTCTAAGAAATGAATTATTAGACGATATAGAATTAGGAAAGAGAAAAGCTTATTATGCTAATATGGATCCTGTAAATGCAGAAGGTTACGCTATATTCGATATGCTTGCTGATTATACCATAAATAGTATAATATCTGTATCAGAGATTGAAAAGATATTCAGTGGAGCTCCTGCCTATTATAAAATAAAATATGATAGATAGGGAATAACCGATATATCTGTTGATAAGATCAAACGTCTTGGTTCTCTTACTTCTACTGGTATAAATAATAGATTAGACTTCTTTAATGATCCTATTAGACAAGAATACACTGTAGCTGAACTAAAAGATCATGAAATACAGAGTAGACAATATTATGATTATGAAAGGTTGTTCACTATAGGTAATATAAAAGAGACTATACAAGAACTTGAAGGTGAAGATGCTTGGAATAACGTAAAAGACCTAAGTATAGCTGAGATAGAAAAAGTATATCCAGATGCTGTAGATATGGCACGTAAAGCTGCTAAAGTAGAAGTAGCCGGGTATAAAAAAGGTATTAATGTAGCTGACGCAGCAGTGTATATTAGTCCTAATATGACAAGAGACTTACTTAGAATGCGTGGTGTATGGAGTGAGGATATAAAGAAAGCATTTGATATTCTTACCAACCCAGACACTGCAGACAAGTGGGAATCAGATCCGTAGTTATATGCTAAGGCAAACAAGGTTGTACTTAATGCTATGAAGTATGTAGCATTTGGAACTAGATTTAACGAAATACCAGGATTAGGTATACCTTATTTCAATAAAATGGCTCTATTCCCTCTGTTTAAATCTATAGCTACAGGTGATATAAAAGCTCTTTATGATAGGATGGTTGATCCTAACAATCCTTTGGATATGGTTATGTTTGATTCAGCTGTCAAAGCAGGTTCTAGGAATCCTATGAAGGCTTACAGATCTGCTAAAGATAGTGAAATTGAGCTTAGAGATGGTCAGACGGTATTATCTGCACATTTAACTGATAAACTTATAAGTGGAGAAGGTAATATTTTAAATGATTTTTACAATCTTACTACTTATACTTAGAAATTTAAATATTTACGTCAACAATTAGAAACTAATCCTCATACACATGAAGAGTAGATGGCAGGTACTCAGTTTATGAAAGTGAACTTGTCTAATCTTCGTATGGGAGATATGTATGGTAAAGAAGGAGATCAAGTATCTGGTCAGGTAATAAAAGATACAGTTATGAATGCTTTAAATCAGTTATCTGATATTGGTAAAGCTAAACTGTAGGAAGAATTGTTTAAAGATGGTAAAGTAAATATTACACATCTTGGTAAAATGTTGGAAAGAGATGCTAGAGAGTCAGGAGCAAACGACAATGTATTATCTGGGCTTGCAACCAAGGATGATGCTTTTGTGATTCCATTATCTGCATTATCTGATAATAAATGGCTTGAGAGTAGATTTATTTCTATGATTAATAAACTAATCATTGATGTTCATATGCCTGGAGGCGCATTCATTCAAAGAACTGCATTTGGAATGGAGGCTACTAGTACGAACGTTATTACAGAAGATATGATTAATGATGGTAAACCATTACTATCTATCAATAATAAAGATGGTTCTATGGATTCTGTAGTAAGTATAAACTTATTCAAACATATAATACCAGACTATAAAAAAATGACCTTTAGATAGGCTAGGAAATGGCTTATCGATAAAGGTATTATAGGTCAAGATGCAGAAGCAACTGCTATTGGTTATCGTATTCCTACGCAGTCTGTAGCATCTATATCTGCACTGAGATTTGTAGATGTGTTTCCAGAAATAATGGGAGATACAATTATGCTTCCAGAAGACTTTACTAAGCTTACTGGCTCTGACTTCGATATTGATAAATTATATGTGGCTAGATTTGGGTTCGACGATAAAGGTATTAGAATAAATGATGATTCTGAAGCTGGTATTAAGAATAGGATGTTAGACGCATATATGAAAGTACTGCTTACTAAAGATAATACTAGCGCTTTAAAGTTGTCTATTGATAATGCTACAGAAAATGTTAAAGATGTGCTAAAAGATATTGAAAGTAGTAGACCTATACATTATGCACAACCCATGGAAGTATATACTCCTTCTTATCAAGAAGCTAGAAAGGCAGAGTACACAGGTGGTAAAGCAGGTATTGGACCTTTCGCTCTTAACAATGCACATCATATTCTTACGTAGCTTACTAAATTAAGATTAGGAAGTACTGACTTTACAAATGCATTAAAGTTGACAGACTTAGGAAGAATCTTTGACTATCCTACTACAGGACAAGCAAAAGGTGGCCGTATATTAGATTGGTTATCTGCTATGATTAATGGTTTTGTAGATATAGCTAAGGATCCATATATCGTCCGCCTAAATGTAAATAGCTGGACTTATAATATGGTGTCATTCTTGTTAAGAACTGGTAAAGGTAAATAGACATTTTATTTCATGAGTCAACCTATACTCAAAGAAATGGCTTAGGAAGTACTTAAAACTAAGGGTAAATATGGAGTAGATAGGACTAAGACTCCTTCATAGTTAGAGAAAGAAGCCATTGAGAGAGTATTAGATAAATATGATCCAGATAAAAAAATTAGAAAACAGTATGAATATATAAATCGTAAAGAAGAACTAAAAGCTGCGGAATACTAGGATTTGTTCACCACTTACTTAAATGATAAAGGTGAAGAAACATCTAGAACTAGAGAAAACTTATTTAGAAGTCCAACGATTGAGGTAGGAGGTAAAGTATACAGTAGTTCTGAATATAATAAAGAACAAGTAAGAATATATTATGCTTGGAAAGCGTTAAAACCATATGCAGATGATTTAGCCAACCTTGTTAAATATTCTAAGATAGATACTAAAAAGACTGGTAAAACTTTTGCAGAATAGTAGACATATTATAATGGTATGTGGGACTTAGCAGAAAACAGTAAATTTGCAGATGGTGAGGTACGTAGATTCTACGAAGAAACTTTTATAGCCAGAAAGACTGAAAACAGTATTCCATTTGGAACTCGTATATTTGCTAATTTGTTGTTTAGAAATACAGATCAATTTATATATCAAAAAGATTTAGTGTTATCATTACTTGGTAGAAAAGCAACAGCTACTTCTGATCTGCTTAGTGCTGTTATAAATAGTATGGAAGCATAGTTAAAGAGTGAGTTCTTTAATCAATATGCTAGAGATAATAACATAGATACTAGTACTATGTTTAAAGGAAAGAACTCTATGGCTAAGAGACTTAATAGGTTTAAGTAGGAGATACTGAAGGGTAATGCCAAGTTATCACATTTACTTAGTAATGATGGTACTATAGCTAATGATTTTGTTAATTACTTAATTCCTAATATTAATAATGATGCTTTAGACTTCATAGATACGTCTTCACTACTTAGTCCTGACCAAGCTACTGCAGATAATCTTATTAATTATTGGAGAGAGCTTATAGACGATTCAAATCCTCAAGTAAGTAAGCTGTTTAAAGATTTGGTTGTGTATGCGTTTGCTACTTCTGGAGACAACTCTGCAATGAACTCGTTCTTTCAGTATGTACCAAATAGTTATAGAAAAGAAATGGGCTATGTAGACTTTGTTAAAGGTAAGTTAGAATAGTTAGTTAATAACTCTTCGTTAGGGTATAGAAGTAAAGATGAGATATTCTTAAATAATTGGAATAATGACAAGTTAGTGAGACCTGTAGATCTGTATCATCCAACAACAGGATCTATACTTAGAAGTATATTTACTAATGAAAATTCTATAGTACCTAATATTATATTAGGGCAAAGAACAGATTCTGATAATGCTGCAATAAGACCTATAAGTTGGGTCAAAATACAGGATTATAATTATAAGACTAGATCATATCCGTTATTTCCTCCTTATATAAAAATTAAAGATGCTTTAGGTTTTGAACCAGCTAACTGGCATGTATATAACTTGATAGGTTATAAGTCTGAATTAGAATTATCTAAGACTGGTAAGCCTACAGGTAGAATTAACTATTATCCGTTATATGGATTGGTATCTAAAAGAGGATACAAGTATAGAGGTCATACCATAGTAGAATATGGCAAAAACACTGAGTTAGACTTTAATAGAGAACAGGAGTGGGATTATTCAGAAGCGTTGCAGAATCCTGAAGCTTTAGTAGATATGGCTCATGAACTTGATAAAGATCAATGGAGAAGAGATTTAGATAGAACAAAGCCTATAAATGAACTTCCCAGTTATCAAAATTATAACTATGCTTTAGCTGAACAAGACAGAGTATATGAAGAATCTATTGATGATTTTGATGATAGTGACAATGTACCACCATTAGAAGAAGCAGAGGAATATGTAGATAATGGACTGGTAAGCAGTGCAGAAATATGGTCTTAGAAAGAAGGTTGGTCTGTAGGCTACTATAATTCTAAGGTACTACCTAGAATAAACGAAGCTTGGCAAATAGAATATGAAGTTGCACCAGATCAATCTGTTAAAGCAGATTTTAAAGGTTCTATGATATATAGTTATGAAGGTCAATCTGCTCCAGGAATACAATCTAAAACTACATTAGAGGCTATCAAAAATGGTGAACGTACAGCTACTACTAGATATGAATCTGATGGTAATATAGACTACTGGAAACAAGCTAAAGTTGGTGATATCATAGAATTTCATAATAACTCTGGTGAATCTGTAAAGGTAGTAGTTACTAAACCACTAACTAAAATAAACTAGAAATTTGAAAATACTACTCGTGAATAGACAGAGTAGAGACCTATACAATCTAGTATAAAAGTTACTAAGATAATATCTGGTGGTCAAACTGGTATAGATAGATTAGGTCTTGAGGTAGGTAAAGAATTAGGTATTGAAACTGGTGGAACCACTACTCCAGGATATTATACTGAAATAGGAAGAGATGAAAGTCTTAAGGATTTTGGAGTAAGTGAAATATCTGTAGAATTATAGTCTGGCAAAACTGGTAAGGAATTCTATTTACCTCGTACTGAACAGAATGTACTTAATTCTGATGGTACTGTATACTTTTCTACGAATGAAGATTCTGCTGGTAAAATAGCTACTTAGAGATTTGCCAAGAAACATAATAAGCCTTTTATACTTAATCCTACTGTTATTGAACTGCAACAATGGTTATCTAATAACAATATAAGTATATTAAATGTAGCAGGTAATAGAGGATCTAAAACATCTGATAGTTTTAAGAATAATGTAAAGAATGTATTAAAAGAAGCTATAAAACCACAAGCTATTCAATTAGCTTTATTTGATAAAGCTCCATTGTCTGGCATTGACTTAGTAGGTTTGTATGAAGAAGGTGATCGTAGAGTAAAAGAAATTCTTGAATAGTTAGATAATACTCCAGAAGAGAACTAGACTTATTTAAATGAATTCGCAGCTATGTTAAGAAAAGAAAATGTAACTACACAAGAAGGTCTTGAAGAAGCAATTAGAAAGTTTATATGTAATTTATAATCCTAGAAAGTATGATTAAATGTCCAAATAAAAACCTTTCAGAATGGAAGGAAATAGAAAGAGTATTACCAGATATTAAGTATACAGTCTGGGATTTGAATAAGGGTCATGGTATAGATAAGGCTCCCAATGGGGAGCCATCTATATTGTTTCAAGACTTACTTAAACAATATAATAATGATAGAGACGCTGCTATTAAAGCTAAAGCTGTAATATATTCTGATAGTTTTAAGAAAACTATACAGGATGTATCTTATTTAGATGTTACTGTAAGTGATTTGTACTCTAAACCTTGGCGTAGCGACCCTAGTAAAGTAAATTAGGCTTTTTCAATATCATTAAATGAAAAACCTGAAATGTTTTTTGAAGTCGTAAAAGACATTGAAGACAACTTCTGGTCTATACACTTTAAAACTGGAAGTAAAGAAAACTTTGATAAAAACTCAGCTTTAACTAGTGATTAGAAGAAGAGATTATTCGAGGCAGCTGCTAAAGTTATACCATTTGGAAATTATTTAAGTACATACGGAGAATTAAGTAAGGGCGGCGTTAGTGGCATAAACAGATTCGGAAAATTAGGTTTTACTAAGATAGGAGATAGATAGGTAAAACTTGTAACCGAAACAGGAATAGAGGATACAACAATTCCAATATGGCAGAAAACTAAATAGGACAACTTAGATATAAATGGGGAACCAAATATATCAGACTTATTATCTGTAAATAGAGTAGATTATAAATCTGAATAGTTTACTCCAATATCCGAAGAAGATATGTAGATAGTAGATGAAGTTACTAAGCTATATGATAAGATTATTAAAGGTATGAAAGACAGATTAAATTCTGTTAAAAGATATTCAACAAAAAATCCTAGATTGTGGAATCAACTTTAGACTATCATATCTTAGTTAACTAATGCTGAAACAGAACAAGGTATACTATAGTTTATGCAACATATACATGATTCTATATAGCAATCCATTGAATTTTTAAACAAACCTATAGAGCAAATTAGCGCAAGGTAGATAAGGCAATTATCAACAGACTATATTGGTTTCTATAAACCGTTACTAGATAATATCAGATATATAGCAGATACTACGGATATATTCAAAGATATGCCAGACTATGAAAGTATCATAAAAAGACTTGGTGAACTAAGTAATTTCGTAAATAAGGTAAATAATAAATTCATTAATGTTAGTAAAAGAAAAGCATATGGAGAATTGCGTAGTTATTTACAACAACAAGGAATGCCTTCTAATATGATTTAGGATACAATAAATTGGTTAGATGACCCTAAGCACGATTCAAGTATGTTTATGAACTGGTTTGGTATGGCTACTAATAGTAATAATGCTGTTTAGCAAGCTATAGCAAAGATGTTGAATGACGTTAAGAATGCAACAGATAGAGAAACACTGTCTGTAGGATTAGAACTTGTTAAATTAGTAAATGCAGCTAAAGAAAAATATGGCAACGATGTATAGAAGTTGTTATATGAAAGATTGAGCGATGGCAAATTCTCAGGATATAGAGTAAAACCAGAGAACTGGGGGCAGATGAAAAAAGACCAAAGAGAGTTCTTGGATAAAACTGCTGAATCCTTGGGTATTACTAAGGATGAAAATGGTCAATATGTACTACCAGCAGATGAAAATATTCAGAACAAATGGTTTGATGCTATGAATAAGTGGTACAATGAAAGGGCTGAAAGAAAGTACACCTCTGACTACTATACGTTGCGCAATAAACTATTATCACTAGCTACTAGAGATGCTCAAAGCGAAATACAAAGAGATATAGATAGTATTGTATCTTCTATTACATAGAATGGAGTATAGCTTGATAATTTATTAACAGAAGCTGAATTTAGATAGCTAGAAGATTTACGTAAGTAGAAAAGACTTTTAGCCAATCCATTTAATTTAGATGGTAGTGAGAAAACAGGTACAGATGCTATAATAGCAAAGGAACTTACTGATTTTAACGAAGAAGTATCTAAGCATGTTAAATATGACGTAGATAGGGATAGATATAAGGCCGATAGAGCTATAGTTGCAGAAAAATATGGTGAAGGTTCTGAATAGTTAAAGTTATGGGAAAAAAGAAATACTGTCGAAAGGTATACGGATGAATTCTATGAAAGAATAAGAAAACTGGAAAGAGACGATGCTAATAGTGACAAAGATGGATTATATCAAAAGTTAGTAAAACGTAGAAGAAAACTATAGCAATTATATAAAGACCCTCATACTAACAAAATAAACGCAGATATATTATCTGATGATGAACGTAGAAGTCTGTTACAGTTAGACTAGGATATAGCAGACGCATATACTTGGTATGAAAGAGAAGAAGCAGAAGATGCAGATAAGTTCTATGATTTTGCTGAGATGGCGTATACCGAACAGTATTACATAGATGGTCAGAAAGCAAGAGACGCTGGTCCAGATGCTTATAATGAATGGTTTAATCTTACTCATTATGAAGATGGTAGAGGTCACATGCATCCTGCTTCATATTATACTGAACTAAGACCAAAAGAGGAATTTAAAGTTAAGTATACAGAAACTGTACCATCTGGTAAATATACTAGATTAGACCCATCTTCTGAATGGTATAATAATAAGTGGAAGGAAGACGGTCCGGCTATATAGCCTAGTTTGAAATATTACGATAATAGTAAGGCTTATAATGACATGGCCAGTAAGCCAGAAGTAAAGGCTTTATATGATCGAATAGAAGAGTTATTAAATAAAGCAAATAGTTGGGTATCATTCATATAGTATGCTGGTGATAACAGAATGCCATAGATACCTGCTAGATTTATGCAAGCGTTAAGTCGTAAAGATGGTATTTTAGAAAAGCTTAGATACTCTATAGAAGATTTAGCTACTACTAAGGCAGATGATTTAGACTTTGTAGAAGAATTTTCTACTATGCCTAATGGAGACCCTATTAAAGTAATACCAACTAGATTTATCAAAATGCTAGACGATCCTAATACTATATCTACAGACGCTGTAGCGGCTGTTGTTTAGTATTATAATATGGCTGCCAACTATAGAAATATGTCTGAAAAGCAAGCAGAAGTAGAACTTATGCTTAACTTACTTAGAAATACTCAAATTAGAACTAAGAAAGAACTTAAAGGTCCTGGAGCTTCTAATGTATATAAATAGGCACAATTGCTTGTTGATAGACTTATGTATGGTAGAAATAAATCTCCTATATTGTGGAATGTAGGTGGCAAAGAGGTTAATGTAGGTAAAACTTTAGATATAGTTAGAGGATTTGTTACTAAAGTAAACTTATCTGGTAACTTATGGTCTATAGGTACTTCTTTCTTTACAGATGCTACTTATACGACACTAGAGGCTAAAATGGGTAGATATTTTGATTTAGAAGACCTTAATTATGCAAAGAGTGAATTTGCTAGAGAACTACCGAATATGATGGCGGGTATAGGTAATCCTAATCCTAAAGGTAGGCTAGCTTACTTGGTAATGCTAAACCAAGTAGTAAAAGATAACAAAGAATTATTTGATAGATTAGACCAAAGTTAGGTACTGCGAGCAATTAATCAAAATTTTTGGTTTGCTGGTTATACATAGGCTGATTATACTGTTAAGAGCCATATACTTTTAAGTATCTATCACAATTATCGATTCGTTGAAAATGAAGGTTTTTTATCTAAAGCGTAGTATATAGATAAATTCTACCCTACAGATAGAAAGAAAGGAGCTGTAGCATTTAAGTAGCTACGTACTACACTATACGACGCTTATATAGAACTTCCTAACGGAGATGTAGTTGTAGATGATAAATACTCTAAGTATGTTACAGAAAAGCTTTTGAACGACGTTAAAAACAGAATAGACATATTAGCTAGAAGAACTGATGGTACTATCAGAGAAGTAGATAAAGCTGGTATACATGCTAACTCTATTGCTTCATATTTAGTACTTCATCGTAACTTTATGGTATCTGCATTACATGATAGATTTAAAGGCAAGTAGTTTAACTTAGACTTAGGAGTAATAGAAGAGGGCTATTATAGGTCATTTGGCAGACTTTTAAAAGGTCTAACGTTTAGTCCATCTGCTATTACACAACTTATTGCAGATTATAATAACATGCAAGAGTATGAATAGTATGCTGTTAGAAGAACTTTAAATGAACTATGTCTTATTGCTGGTTCTACTGTAGTAGCTATAAGCTTAGCGAGTTTAGTAGACGGAGATGATGACTATAATAATTGGTTTATGCAAGCTACAACTTATTTAGCTATGCGTTCAGCATTTGAATTCCGTACTATGTATAACCTATTTGAGTTTTTAGCACTTATTAAATCTCCTACAGCAGCTTTCAACTGGTTTGATAATCTATCTAGCTTTATTAATCTAGTTAATCCTGTTTCGTATATCGGAGATAGAACTCCATTTACTATTATAGATAGAGGTGTATATAAAGGTATGCCAGTAATATTGAAGAATATAATTAAAGTTACTCCTTTTAAGAGTATTATAGAAGCTAAAGATCCGAAGAGCAAACGAAATTACTTATAGAATCAGTTGATGAACTTCTAAGTTTCTATATAAATTATCAATTCTTTGAAATAAATTTTAAAAAGAAAGGCGGTTAAACTAATAACCGCCTTATTTGTTATGAAGACTCACCAATATCTTCATAACTATAATAATCTTCTTCTGGAACTTCAGCTTTCATAGGCTCACCAAACCTATATAATGTTATAAACAATCTCTGTACTAATTCTGGAACTGACACGCCATTCCAAAATGATTGAATACATAAAGCTGCATCAAGATTAATTACCTTACCAGTTTCTCGAAGATTAATAATATCTCTTTTATATTTTGGATTATTAAAGCAATATACTGTATAATGCTTTTTATTGATAGTAATGTATTTTGTACTGTGTTTAGTCTTTAGTTGACAAAACTTTCTAAATCTTTCAAGAGATTCAACAGTATTAACACTACTATCATATACAAGAAAGACCATATCTTCTAAGAATGGTCTATTTTTGTCTGTAGTATAAGCATTTATAAAACCACTTTCTACAGTTAAATCTCTCCAAGTAATATTATCATCACATAATGGGACAATATATATACTTATATCATTCAAGTTTTTCAGTACCATCTCCTTCGTAATAACTACGAGTATGGTCCCAATTACCAGTCTGATAATGATATGAAAGTTCTGATAATACTTTGAGAATAAGGTCTTTTCGGTCCATAATCTCTTGTTCATCATACATATTAAACACTCTTACTTCATATTTTCCATTTGTTTGAATGGCTACTATATACGCTTCAAAATCATAATTTGAAACATCTATACCTTGGTCTAACATATACCAAGTAATCGCAAGTAAGTAAAAAGCAATCTGCCTATAATAATCAAACAATTCTACAGAATGTTTAAAATTATAAACATCAGAAGTAGTTTTTAAATCAATCAAAGTAATTTTTTGATTGATGTGGTCAAAGATTACTCTATCAAGTAATGACTTACATGGCAGAGATACTCCTTCATCTCCTACTTTAGGGCTTTCCCAGTTGATGTGAAACTCATTATTACATTCACAACTAGGCATATTGTTAAGTAATATACTTGCCTTTTTATGACTATCTACATTTTCTTTAATAGTCTTTAACATGTTTAAATCAGCAAATGATATTACAGTTTTAGTCTGTGTATCTTTAGACTTAAGATAATCCTTATATTGGATTACTAATTCTTTTGCTGTGATGAGTTTTTTATCATCAGATAATTTATTACTATATGCTTTATTATAAGCCTCAAGTAATATTTTATCTTCGTCTTCAATAGGATTTAACGCTTTCAAATTAGCGTACTCATCACAAAAATCCTTTTGTTGTTTTACTTTAGGTACTTCATAATCTAGTATTACATAGTTATCCCAAAAGTCTTCAGGTTGAAGTAAATACATGTGTATCATAGTTCCTCTTTCAAGAAACTTACCTGTTATACCTTCTTCTTTACCATCAAGCATATCTTGATAGTATCTTGGTCCTTTCTTCAAGAACCAACCTATTGCAGAATTTGATATTCTCGTATTGTCTTCATAATACGGGATTTCTATTTTCATGCTGCTATTGTATTTTCACATGCTCCTATAAAGTATTTATTTTTAATATCTTCTGATATACTAATATCATTAGATATATTATCAGACTTTATAGAAACTATATTTGTTAGAATGTCATCCCAACTTGGATGGCTATATTCATTGTAATTAATATTACTAGTATCTAAGTCTACAGTGACAATCTTTAAATTCTTTCTTTCTGAATAACTGTCAGTTAATATTGAACAGTTATGTTGGTTCAAATAACCATATGATATTCCATCATGCCAATGCCCAAAAAAGTGATGCATGTACTTACCAAAGCAATAATACTCTAAAGTCTCATTATAATTTGGATTATCATGAGTTAAAAGTATATTACATTCAGGTATATTCTTATATGGACATTCTTCATGTGCAGATAATTCAAAAGCCCATTTCTGCCAATGCATTGGAATTATCCAAGGAGTTCCATAGAATCTTACATCTTTATATACATATAGTTCATCTATAAGTATTTTTAACTTATCAGGTATATCGAAATCTGGTTGCTCTCCTTTGTACATATTTTCTAAAAAGAAATCATGATTTCCAGGAGTAATAATAACTTTCTCACAAGGTAAAGATTCTACCCAAGGAAAGAAAGTATCTATGAACCATTTTCTACTCTCTTCTAAGTCTCTTTGAACACTAAGTTCTACTATATCTCCACAGATGCATAGAACATCACATTTAGGTAATTTAAAATCTAAATTACCATGTAAGTCACTCACTCCGCATATTCTCATATTGTAAGTGTTTCGTTAGTTTATATATCAATATACTATAAAATAGTATCATTTTAGTTTCTTTATTAATTCATCTACTTCTTTCTATGTATGTACTACATAAAAATCTATATCTAACTTATTAGAATATAAATAGTATCTGAATAGTTTTTCACGTAAAGGCCATGCCTCATTGGGATAACCTTTGCATTCAATAATGAAATTTTTACCTACAAAATCAGGTAAATAAGTCATAGGACGATATTTCCTATCATTAAAAGTAAAAGCTGGAAGTAGCTCATATCGATGCATCTCGTAATCTGCCGTGATATCTGCTTCTTTCAGCTTTTTATATGTATAAGTCTCTAGTTTACTACGAAATTTAATTCCATTATATTCATTAGGAGTTGCATTCCGAACTTTCCCTGTTGACTATTTCTTCTTTCTTTTCATCTTTCATTAAGATATCAATTGCATTTTCAATAGTAGAAATAGTATCTCTATCAATTCCTTCAACGTATACTCTTGCCATACCAAATTTTAGTTTGATTTGAGAGTACCTAAAATCTTTAGAATCTTCTATCCAACCTGTAAATACTTTGTCAAGTAAGTCTATAACATATGAATTGTCTATATCTAATCCATAATGACCTTCCTCTAAGTAATCTTTATACTTATCGTTAAATTCGTTAACTGTCATAATTATTAGTAGTAGTTCTTTTTAGTTACTCCCATAGTTTCTTTACCATTAGAAACATAGTAAATACTTCGTGTCATAATTTTATTACCATATAATATATTATTCCAACCAAATTTTACTACTTTCCATAAATTTTTATAGTATTCATTAGTTTCCTTAATCTTACTATTTAGTATATTTATAAAATAGTCTAATAAGAATGCAGGAATACCATACATAATAAGAAGTACTGACAATGGTATAGCTATAATACTTCCTAATGTCTTAAAAAATTTCTTCATATAACCATTTTTTAATAGTTTCAAATCCATTAACTTTAATAGCATCTGATATATCTTTAGCTTTAAACTTTTTATGTACTAATAAGCCTTCTAAGCCTGTTTTAAGGCTCATTTTGCGAAGATATTTAACACCAGCTTCATCTCTATCAAAGATAATGATAATGCGCTTAAATCGTTTCTTAAGCTGTTTTAGTACCTTATCTGGAATAAAGGTACTTTCTGATGACGGAGATATTGCAGATATCCCCATTTCGTATAAACACATGACATCTTTCATACTTTTAGTAATGATAAGTACATCACCTGTTTTCGGTAGTTGTTTGTAACCTTGTATATCTAATTCGGTAAGGTTATTCCGCCATTTTGTATATTTGTCTGCTAAAGGTCTGTATATCTTAAAATGATTATACACCTTATACGCATACATAGGATTAGTATCCTTATAAATACCCTTTACAATTCCGTTACATAGATAATATTTAATACTACTTACTCCAAATTTATTCAGAGTAGTAGTAGAAATATTGAACTGAGACCAGTAATTGATGTCTGTTAGAGTAAAGTCTTGCCTTACAACACCAATTACAGTCTCTGTTGACGGTATATATTGCTTAGAGCTAACGAGTTGCGTATCCTTAGTAATTTTAAGCTTACTAACTATATCTTTTAGTATATCAGAATAGTTAGTTATGCCTGTAAGTAGAGATACAAATTTGATTACATTACCGCAATCTCCTGTACCGTGATCTTTAAACATTAACTGTTTAGTAGTCCTACTATAGAAACATCCAAATGAAGGATTTTTATCTTTCCTAAATGGACTATTATATATCATACCTACTTTAAAATTACCTATATACGCTGTATATATATCATATTCTGTCACTTTAGATAGTATGTAATCTAAAGTAAGAACGTCATCTTCTTGTATGTTTGTAGTATCGTAAACCATATGATATATTGTTTAGGGCCCCGTATGAGATTTGAACTCATATTCCTAAAGTAACCTTTAGTGCTTACCATTTAGCAGAACGGCGCCATATAAAACGTGAGTGCATACTATTCAAATTCTGTGAATTTCTATAGTGTAGATTTTTCGTCTTCTACTATCGACCTCAGCATTACCTGTAAGACCAATTAGGATTTAAACCTAAGTCTCTATATCACACAGCGGTATGCTACTCACGTATCGCTATATAATGCCTAGCGTAGGCTGCTATTTTTTAAAGACTATTAGAAAGGAAGATCACTATTTTCTAACGGATTATCTTCCTTCTTCTCATTGTCTGCTAACACAGGACGAGTAAACTGGTCTATGTTAAGCTCTGTAATCATACTCTTCTCTCCTTCAGGTAATACCATTGGTTCGATGAATTTGAATTTACAATAGCTAGGCAATGTAGTATAGCCTTTTTTATTATATACTATCTTTACTTTAAGTAATATGTTTTTGTTTGCTGCATTTAGCAAATTAACTACCCAGTCTGCAAATTCTTTGTAAGATGTACCAGTAAATACTAGAGCTTCTTTAGGATAAAAACACCCTAATATCTGAAGTATGCGCTTTACTTGTCTACTTCCTCTAGCTTGGTATTCTTCTTCAGACATACCTGGCATTTTACCAGATTCCCATTCTGTATGAATGAGCTCCTGTCCATCTTTTTCAAACTTTATTTCAAGAAAAGTATTTCCATTAATAGATTTATCTACTCTAGCAGATACAAGTTTCACGTCATCGTGAATACCTGCTTCTAAATACTTACTCTTGCTATCTGTAATTTCAATCTGGTTTGCTAATTCTGTACTATAAATCATGACTTATTTCTTTTGTTAAGGAAGTAAGCACAGATTCTAACCTAAAAGAAGCTATGCTTACTTTATAGGTTAATTATTCAGGTAAATATATTCTATCCCAATGAGTAATAATATTATTATTATCATCACTCTCTGCTAATACTATGTTCTGTCCTCTTAAGTGCGGTGCTCTTGCTTCTCTTACTGAATTATCTCCACCTTCAAATGAGATTCTAGTCTCATTCTTCTTTCTATATACATAGCCTACGGCATCTGATTCTCCACATATGATATTAGCAAGCTTACCTACTAAATCAAGAGACATCTCTGACATTTCTTCTCCATCTTTATTAATCATCTTATCTTTAAGATGACCAATAAGAATAAAGTTATCACACAAGTCTCTGAACATGTCTATTACTTTTCTCACAGCTTGCTGTAAATACATATAACCAGAACCATTAGGTAATGTCCTAACATCTGTTCCATTATACGTCTTACCCATAGGAGTAGCTTTATACAGCTGAACCGCATAGCTTAGACATATCTCTTCAAGTCTTGAAGCATTATCAAGAGTAATATATTTATACGGTTTCTTACCCGTTTCTTTAATTTCTGTTCTAATAGCATTTGCAATTTCACCTAAATCTTTTACAGATCTAGCTTGTACTGCTAATGCCTCAAGGAATTCAGAACCTCCTTCTAAATCGACAATAAGATTATTATCTAATTTAGATGCTAAAGTAGTTTTACCAGCTTTAGGTTTTCCAAAGATTATTAGAAATCTAGGGTTTTCTACTTTAGCTTTAATTTTTTCTTTCGGTAATACAATCATAAAAAGCTATTTTTGTATTCCTATTCTGATATTCTCTGATATTTTTCTGATAGTACGGAATAATTCTAATATTAGAACCAATAAGTTTTATTGTTCTTAATCTTAATAGTAATATCAAGTATAATTTTCTTTGTCTTAGGTTTCAGGTGATTCAAAGAACCTGTTGCAATCGGTATGATTTCGTAACCGATCTGTACGAAGTTATCAAAAATCTTAATCGGAGTACCAAATTCGTCTTCAAAGTCATAATCTTTGATAAACGGATAATTCTTTTTAGCATACAAGTCAATTGCATTAATTGCGCTAAAGAATTCAGTTTCCAAATCAAAATTGGTATTGTCAGTAGCAAATGCATAGCTACCTGCAGGCAACCAACCTACATTGTGTGTATTACTAATACCTAAAGTAATTAAATCACCGGCACCAGCATATTCAATACCATAATTGTGCTTAGGATAATCACTCTTGCTTTCTACTGTTAACCACGGGTATGCAGTAATCATACGGTCCATTAACTTCTCTTTATAAGTCTTAGCAGTGTCAATAGTTTTCGGTAATGTAAATGTATATGTTTTCATAAATTTCAGCCTTTTTTAATTGTTATTACTAAACGAAAATTTCTTTGCTGGTTCTTCATCTCGTATAGTTTCAATTAAATTATTGTATTTCAGATCGTTTTCAAACTCTAATATTGCACATTCTCCTGCATCTCTATTTTTTAACATATGCAGAAAGACTTTGTTCTTAACTAGTAAACGATTTGGTCCATATTGTTGGATATTGAGTAATTCCGGTCTGTGAATACAGATAACATAATCTGACGCATGAAATATCGTATCAGCGGAAGAAATATCGCTACGCATTGGATAATGCATAGATGGATTATTAATTCTATCAGGAGCCTCAATGTTTCGATTCATCTGTGATAACTGAATTATAGTAGTATTAGGGTACTTCTTTACCTTAATAAATAGTTTCTGTAAATCTGAAATCACTTGCAGTGCACTTTCACGTCCTTGACCTTCAACAAGTAAAGTATGATCTAATATGATCACAAATTTTTTGTCTTTGGCTTTGTTTTCGTAAAAGTAATCTATAGTAGAAGCTATATCTTCAACAGAACCCGGTGTATCTACATAATATATCGGATATGATTTTATCTGTTGAGAAGCCTGTTCGACTTTAGCTAATATATCATCTTCTAACTCTATATTAGCACTATATAGCTCAGTAGTAGTTTGCCTTAACTTACTACTTAATTTTCTACCTACCTGCCTAGAACTTAACATTTCAAATGAAAAATTAAGTACTATAACATCCTGATTAGAATTTAAGTCTATTAAATCAGTTTCTAACGTATTAACAAATGATGATTTACCACTACCTGATATACCTACTATAGTATATATTGTATTTGGTTCAATTCCACCCATACAGTTTCGATTGAACTTATTCCATCTAGTTCTTAAAGAAATAATCTCATGATTCTTTCTTTTTCTAATATATTCTACTGCTTCGTTAGTTGCAGAGGATATATGACGGAATGATAGTGTTTTAGTAGATGTTTGCTCCATAATCATTACTTATTATAGGTTGGTCTACTTTCATTTGTTCCTCGCAAGTCTCCCACTCATGTTGAGTGAGCCATTTCCACATAGTCTTCATATAACCTATTTTGCCTGTTAGCATCTTATTGTCAATTTCAAATCTTAGACAATTCATGATATGTTCATGCATTGCTTTAGATTTACCTACAATGCGGTTATATTCTTTCCTACATTTGTTTACATTAGCTCTTAAGAAACCTTTAGTTCCATCAGGTCTTATAACATAAACTGGAAATTGGTCATAAAATTCATCAAACATAGATTTATCTTCTTTAAGAAGTTCATCTAAATATAATGTTTTACTTATGACATTAGTATTATCTACATTACTGGTAGTAATCAGATTGCGAGATTCTAACTCTTGTATTTCTTCTTCATTAACTAGGCTGAGAAGTTTTTGAATGTCTTGATTGATGTTTTTGATATCACTCAATACAAGTGTTAGGAATACTAATTGATTAATAGATAAATTTGGTATTCTATCTAAGATAGAAGTGTCTATTTCTAAAATCATATTCTCATATATTATACGAGCTTACGGTTCTGAAATATATCTGATAAGCCTCTGTTAGTCCCATAGGCTCAATTGTAATGGTTTTAACTCTCTAATTATCTTATAGGCTTCCATTATATAATACCTATAATTAATCTTTCTCTCTTCAATTGGTTTATCATCTAAGTAATTTAATAAAGTAACGCCAGATGCAGTAAGCATATTCTGGTACTGTTTTGGAGTATTTACTATTCTTTTTCCTTGCTCCTTATAAGACTGTATATTATTGTCCCATACGTAGTTATCTTCTTCAATATCTCCTCCTTTCCATTTCCATAAGTATCCACCATCTGTAGATGCATAGAAACGGTTAGTTCTCTGTTGTTCTTTATTCATATACTCAACATGCCATTGTTTACCAGTCTTCTCAGACATTAAGAAATCTCTTATATCTTTGCAACCTTTTATAGTATCTTCTACTGGTACTCCATCTTTAAAAAAGTTTATTACTGCTTTCGGTATGATCTTTGGAGTTAGACCTTTTCCTAGTTTCACAGTAGTAATAAACATACCTTTCTCTTTTACTTTATTATCTTCGGTAATAGCGAAATAGTCATTAATAGCATATTGATACATAGCTTTAAAACGATCTTCTTCTAGAGTAAGTCTAGTAAGTTGTTCCCAATCTTTACAAATCTTGTTTACTTGATCATATACACTTTTCTTAAGTAATACAAATAAACCATCAGTATTTGCTTGGACGATTCTACATCCTATTTGAGTTAGTTTTTCAGCTAGCATTAGTAATAGTAACTGTCCATTTATTCTAATTTGCATTACTGCAAAAGGACTATAACAGAAGTTATGTTCATTCTGTAAGTTACCTGATAATCCATTAAGAGCGAGCTTTAAAGTCTCATTTTTAACTTTATCACCTTTGTGTTTAGCTTCTATACGCTCATTCTTTATTTGTCTATACACTTCTAGAAATTCTTTACCTAAATGTTTAGGATAGAACTCATATTCTATTAGCATACTTGGATATAGTGAAGCAACATCTATATCTATGAGCATTTCGTCTTCTTTAGGAATAATTATTTCAGGATCATTCACAGAATGTATCCCTCCAACTCCTACAGAGTATCTTAGTCCTTCAAATAAGAACTTGTTTTCATATCCTTTCCTACCTGGAGACACTATCTGTTGTTTCATATCAGATAATACCTTTTGTAGTATTGGACTATCATACTTAATAAATGGTAATATAACATCTTTTAATGGTATAACTGACATAGGAGATCTCAAATCTTTAATATCCCACCATGTTTGTCCCGTTTTCTCTAAATACTTTTGAGTTAGGATTTTCATACCAATATTTACGCCATCTTTACTAAGTACTCTTACTTTGTATTCGTCTTCAATAGCTATTCTTAAATCAACATCTTTTTTACATCGATTGAGGAGTTCCTCAGTAGAATTAACATCATTAATATTATACTCAATCATTGAGTCAATTTCTTTTTCAGGTAAATCTGCTCGCCAATCACATACAAATTCTTGTACATTCTTGTATTGCATAGTAACTTGCATCTCTTTCAAACCTACTCTTAATTTATTAGAATAGAGCATTGTTAGCAGGTCAAAAGATTCGAAATAAGTTGCATACTTCCACTTCTTCCAAGCATCGATATTATCTTCACTAGAAGTAGTTATTACTTTACTAAGGTTAAATATAGATCTACAAATAGTTCTACATCCTTTGTATTTCATTACATTATAATAATCTATGATATAATTTATAATAGCATTATCATAATGTAGATTATTATATCCACAAAACATCTTATCAGTGTTTAGTTGAATATCCGTAGTATACAAATCATTCCAATTATACTGTTCGTTTACTGTATGAAAAAATTGAACTAACTCATCTAATTGATTCTTTCGCTGTGATATTTCAAACATATATAACTGTCCTGTTTCAGAATTCTTTACAGTACAATGAAATACATTTGGAAATACTTCAATATCATATACATAAACAGTTTTGTTTCGTATAATCATATTAATAAAGTTAAAATTAGATCCTATAGCTGGACTCGAACCAGCGCAATCACACTATTACTAGCGGCTCTACCAACTGAGCTATATAGGAAACCAAGTAATATGATGTTATTTTTACAACAGTTATGCTGCGTTGTTCAGCTTTTCTAGAATATATAAATCTTAGATCTCTTATGCAGCAAGAAGTTTATTTCTCGTATAATAAGTAATATTATTATCTCCTTCAATATCTTGAACAGTAATTCCAGTAAACGAAGTATCTTTAACGTACTTCTTAGCTAATTTAGCAGCCTTTTTCTTAGCTTCTTCATTAGTTTTTGCAATGAAACTATCAGTTAAGAAATCATAGGTTCTCATACTATCACCTTCTCTCTTTCTCTGAATAGAATAGCGGAATTTTCTTTCCTTCGGCTTTTCTTTTACAGATAATTCTGCTGCAGTAGCACCTCGTTGTTTACCAAGTTTAATCTCTAATCTAGCATAAGGTAAAGCATCTAAACGAGCTTTTTTAGCTATTACACGCTGTTTACAACGTTCTTTACACTGTTCATCTGTTAACGTAACAGGTACAGGTTTAGTGAACAATTTGTTCTTTACTATACGAGTGAACTTTCTCTTTTCACTTACCGTATAATGTTTCTTAGGATCAAATCCTGCTTCTTTCAGGATTTCCTTAATACGATCCTTCTTAGACTGTTTGATTCTTTTATTTTCTTCCATAGCTTCTTTAGCTACTTTAGTTGTATACTCTTTTTGTCTTTTATCTATATAAATATCTTTTTCCATAATCTTGATAATTTTAAATGTTAATAAAAATGTAAGAGAGGGGACTATCGTCCCCAAGTCTTATGAATAATTAAAAGTATAATTATAACTATGCTGCAAGAGACATTGGAGCTGATTCAATATTAAGTATTGCACTTTCATTGAAATCTTCAATATCTTTATTTAACTTATTAATTTCTAACTGTAACTTATTTTTTAAGGTACTAATATATGCTGAAGTTAGTTCTTCAGAATTATTTAATCCTTTCTTTCCTTTAGCTCGCTTAAGCTTTGGATCAATAGTTTTAATCTTACTTAAATGAAAAAGCTGTTCTTGCTTTTCACACAAAGTAAATATAGTTAAGTAATTATTTGTTGCAGGTAATTCAGAAAACTTCTTATAACCCATATTTATACACTGTAAATAAAGTTTTAATAGTATTCGTTCATCTGCCATTTCCTGGATTTTTTCAAGTAACTTTTTCAAATCAAAGTTACGGATTGCCCCTTTTGGGATAACATTTTCATTTTTAATGATATTCCAGTATTTAGTAATCTCATTACTGAGTTCTTTACGTTTTGTAATAATATATTTAGATGTAATTGATTTCATATTAATTGATAATGTTTTAATAGTTAATACTTGACCAATCATCTACTAGTTTGTAGTTCCAATGGGATTCAAACCCATAACCTACAGATTAGAAGTCTGTTGCTCTATTCAATTAAGCTATGGAACTGTTTAGAGATTACCCTGTTCAGTAATCTCTATATAAGTGCCCAATTCAGCACTGTAATAGAAATTTACTAGTACCAATTCATACTATTGTTCTGTAACCCGACCGAGTTTAATAGGAATTACTCGTCCATCAGGTGTTTTAATACCAGCATAGCCATATAGATTTCCATCTATTATGACTTTACCAGTGAGTCCATTTTCTTTTGCATATTTTCTAATATTTTCCTGATTGATATACTTAGAATGTAGTTCTCCGTCCGAACAATTCCGCATACTATCAAATAGAATATCTACCACACAATCGAAATCACGTTTCTTTATTGCTTCATCAAGAATACTTTTAGTAATACCATCAAAAGCTATTTCATTACGAGTTCCATTAGAACCTGTTATAGCATCTGCTATACGAATTGCAGCATCAATAATACTTACCGATTCATAAGTATTAAAAAGTCTTTGCCACCACAACGGCCCACTACCATAATAGAAGAAGACCGATCCATCTTCTCTAATTGATACTTTTTTTGCAGGCTCTGAATGTCCTCCGTTCCAAATCTGAACTTTAGACAATATGGTTGGTTCAGAGCAAATTAGTATTCGCAGAAGCTCAATCCGTAAAGATGAAATTCTGCTATTCATGATGCTTACGCTTCTTCAAGTTTCACTTGAACATGAACTTCAGTTTCGTTCTGATCTACTCCACACTGCCGTGCATATTCGATCTGAGCGCGTTCACCTTGTTCAATCATATCCCGTACAGTCTCTGAAAGCTTCATATACTTACGCGACTGTTCCTCATAGAAATTGACAACGCCAAAGTTGTGTAACTTCAGTAACTCATTAAGAGTAGGCAATTCCTCTGCAGAGAAGAACATCGGCTTGCTACCAGCTTTACCAATACGTTCAATACATTCTGTTACAGTTGCCCGGTTTGCTTTCGTAAACTCAGGAGCTACTAACGGGAATACAAGATTAGGATCGTTAGCCTTCGGATTCAAGACAATCTTTGGTTGACCATCAAGATCCTTTGCTAATAATTCTACACCTGTTATATCAATAGGCTTGATAATGAATACACGTACTTCTTGCCGTAATGTATTTTTATTATCAAGCACATCCTGTTTCCATTTAAGATCAGGATTTGTAGAGATCACTGTAAAAATCTGCTCTCCAAAATAACGACCATACTGCTTTGCAGTCTGACGATACCGAGCCATAACTTGACTCTCAATTGATGGAGTACCAATACCTACAGTTACTCCAATAGAATTATTATTTTCCATACAAATGTTTCCTTTCTGAGTCCGTACTTGATATACCAATACGAACCATTTGGTTTATTCTTTAATTAATACTGTGTTAATGCTCTCTGCCTTTTCGATTATTTATGTTACTGAAATATTGTCAGTAGTGAACTCAATCACATAATCTACTTGGCTTCTGAAAAATAAACTGTTAAATTTATGAGAAAAATTCTGTGAATTTTACTTCTGATAATTTTCTGATATTTTGGTTTAAAGACCCGTTTCGTCTCGTAGAGTAAACATTCTCTACCGAAGGACAGAATTAATTACTTACAAAAAGTCTATCGGCTCTTGCGTACTCACTTCAGACCTTTTATTTAGAGGTTAGCTGAACTTTCAATACGAAACCTCTCCGGACTTACATCGCGATTGGATGCAATGTAAATAACCCATCATCAATAGTACGATACTATCTACGGGTATTCAGGATATTATCGATATCCATTAGATAACGGTCGCTTTATTCTAAGCGTTACCAAACTCATGAGCTCATTGCTTATAGCATGACCCACTCATACCATGCATAGGATTTATTATTTATACTGCACGAATACTTAGGATTTCCACCTAATCATCTTACTTAGCTCCCTTTCTACTAACGCTCTGCATATTAGCATTGCTCGACTAATAACGACCTTATTAGTGTGTAGGCTTACTTTTCAGATTCAGCGTTCTCTTTACGTAGCACACTTAATAACCTTGCACAGTTATTAGCCATACTACTTTAGGAGTATCCAACGTCAGCGTAACGGTTGGCAGTCGGGGTGACTCGGACTCTTCATTGCTTACATACAACGTAAGCTGCTATGCGTCTGACCTATCATTGAACTTCCCAATTATTAATTGTTAAACAATTTAGAATACATTTTTCCAATAGCCCATTCTATTAGGCATAAGTACGTCAGTTAATAAAGTATATCCTCATATACTTTAAACATATCAGCTGGTTGTGAGATTCTATCCTCACAGCATCCTGTATAGGTCTTATTACTTTGTTAGTTTTTAGTTATTACGATGTTTAATCTTCAATTCTGGTTGAGTTTATATCTTAAACAAAGACGTTTACATATCTTAAAACGTATAAGCTCTGCTGTTTTTTAGAAGGTGTTCTCTAAGCTTCACCTCAATACATTTCTGGATAATTAATTAAGACTTGCTAAAGGTCTCTATCCTCTTAGAATCAGGGTTATAGCGCCCTCAAACCGCATGGACATTCTTTGTCCAGTCATTCCTCATTCAATTATACTCACACGAACGACTAAGCACGTGAGTCACTTCAGACTTGAAAGGTGGTATCAATCTCATATACCTCATCCCTTATGCGTAAGTTCTTTTGCAGCACACTATTTACGATAATGCACAGGATTGGCTCCTGCTCCACGATAATCAGTCGAATGTCATGGTTCCGCTCTCGCTTCACTCATTCGGATCATTGCGTTTCCAGCTTTCATATCCTTACTTTGTATAAGTATGTACCATAACACGGTTACCCTTGCATTAGTATCAGTTATTTATCTACCTTCATAAGTACAAGTTCCAATATTTACATATTGCATCACAGCTGATGTGTACTGAACACTATAGATTAGCACTTTTGTCCGTCTTCGCAATCAGCTCGCGCGGCTACACGATTTTGTTCTACTGCGAGTTTGGACCCCCCAGGTTGGTAACAATTACCGAAAAATATAGAATGTTTCGCCTGCTCTTTCCAAAGGAGCTGATTCAAAGATTCTAAAGGCTAGGAACCGTATTGTCCCTATTTCGACATCATGTTTATACTCCTACTTGATTCTGACTGTGATAGTCTAACACGAGTAATTATAGAGGATTTCGTTCCCCTTGTACTGTTTGTATTCAGATTAAATTGTTCCTCCTACGAGTCTTTAGCATTCACCAGAACGGTTCTCAATGCCTAATGAAGGTTGTACACTCTAACCTCCTCTTACATAGTTTTCAAGTATGTAAGCTAGTATCCTACCTTTTGAGTATCTCACAGTTGTAGCTGCTAACATATTCTCGGATTCTGTATTATTTCGGACTATGTGTTAATGAACACAAACTTCCTGACGCAGCGGTATTACTTCCCAATTATAACTGCCGGAGTGATTTACGTTACAGTTTTACTCCTCTCGAACTATAGTATAATTATAGCATTTATATAGCGGCTATTACTATTAACTTTTTTCCGCTGGACATTTATCTTCTGTCAAGTTTGTAAATCTGGTTCTATCTGTTGAATCTCTCCTGTTACTAAATTAATAATAGCTACTTCTTTAGTACCTCGACAAATAGTTGCGCATCTATTTTTTATATCACTACTACTGATATACCCGAGCGGATCCATTCTACTAGGATCAAAACCATCCAATTTACTACAACAATTACTTACAGACAAACGTAAGTACTGACCTAAACATAAGCAATCGGCTTCTGCAGCTTTTAATCTTACTTCTAAGAAGTTAGAACTTTCACCTTGTACGATGAAATAAGCTGCTTGTTCTTGAACTCTATTGATACTGCGTTTAGCAGATCTAAGATCAGCTAAAATGGTAGATAATCTAACCATTTGCTTAAGAATAATACGATTCCGTCTACTCATGATTACTACTAATAGTCTTTAGTGGAGAAATAGGTGCAGTACCTTCTGGAACTTTACCTACGCTATTAACATAGGGATATCCAGTAGATTTAGCTTCTACCTCTTTAACTACAGTTCTATACTTTACTATAGGCTTTGGCTCATTAGTAGTTTTAACATTCACAATTGCGTCTGTTGTTCCTTTTACAGATACTTCGTTAGTAGATAGATCTATTTCAATATCTATCTCTTGCACAGACTTCTTCACTTCTTGTGGAATAGTTCTAGCTATACTAGGTAGTTCTATTACAGAAGGAAATACAGGTGGTTGTGCCTGTAATGTGTTCGTTGGTAGCAAGTTATAGCCAATGAGAACACTAGCCATAAACATGCTAACAATCGATAATACTCTAGAATTCATATTGATTATGATTTTTTAGAGAATAGTTTCTTCCAAAAGCTTAAACTCAGCCATATTTTAGCTGGATTTAATTTTTTTTTTCACTTGCTGGAAATTCACTTTCTTTAGGACTGCTGATAGACTCTCCGCAGTATTCTGCGAGACGATCTGCCGGATTACGATACAAATT